CGTAGTTGATGTGACGGAAGAAAAGACCGATGAAGCCTGAAAACTTCACAACCTTGAGCAAGCTTGAGCTAGAAGCCATGGCCAAGGCACTGCCGCACATGACGCTGGCAGAAAAGCTGGAGCTTTTCCAAGATTTGGAGATGCGCGAACAACGCGCCAGCTTGCAAGCCGCCAAAACAAACATGCTGGGGTTCGCCCAGAGCGTCTATCCGGGCTTTAAGATCGGTCCACACCACAGGAAGCTGGCCAAAATCTTCACAGATGTGGTCGAAGGACGCAAAAAGCGTGTGATTATCAACATCGCGCCACGTATGGGTAAGTCTGAGTTCAGCTCATACCTGTTCCCTGCGTACTTTCTAGGTAAATACCCTAATAAGAAGATCATCATGGGCACGCACACTGCGGGTCTGTCTGAAGACTTTGGTCGGCGCGTACGTAACTTGATTGATTCGGAGGAGTATCGTGAAGTTTTCCCTCAAACAATGGTCGCAGACGATCAGAAAGCTGCCGGTAAGTGGTCGACTTCTGCTGGTGGGCAGTATTATGCTGCTGGTGTTGGTGGCGCACTGGCTGGCCGTGGGGCTGATCTTTTCGTCATTGATGACCCTCATTCAGAACAAGATGTAAAGTCCAACAGCCGGCTGGCTTTTGACACGGCTTGGTCTTGGTTCCAGACTGGCCCCTTGCAACGTCTGATGCCCGGCGGTGCGATCATTGTGATTATGACCAGATGGTCCTTGCTTGACCTGACTGGGCGCTTGATTGACTACCAAGCCAAGAATCCAGAAGCTGTGCCATGGGAAATCGTGGAGTTGCCGGCCATTCTGAATGAAGACACGGAGAACGAGAAGTCTCTGTGGCCAGAGCAGTGGCCGCTGGCGTCGCTCAAGTCCACCAAAGCGTCATTGGATCCGAGATACTGGAACGCGCAGTACATGCAGCAGCCTACATCCGAGAACAGCGCCATCATCAGTCGCAAGCTCTGGAGAATCTGGGAAGGTGACGAGCCGCCAACGTGCGAGTACATCATCCAGTCGTGGGACACGGCGTTTGAGACCAAGAACAACTCCGACTATTCGGCTTGCACAACGTGGGGCATCTTCTACAACGAGGAAGAGAACGATACGCCCCAGCTCATATTGCTCGACGCGTTCAAGGACAGGATGGCGTTCCCTGAACTTAAGACCATTGCGCTCAAACACTACAAGGAGTGGGACCCCGACGCGTTTATTGTGGAGAAGAAGGCCGCTGGCGCTCCTCTGATACAGGAACTCAGGGCGCTGGGCATACCGGTGCAGGAGTTCAGCCCAAGCCGCGGCAACGACAAGATGGTGCGTGTCAACGCAGTTGCGGATTTATTCAGCAGTGGTAAAGTCTGGGCACCAGACACACGCTGGGCACGGGAAGTGATTGAAGAGATAGCGGCTTTCCCTGTTGGAGAGCACGACGACTACGTGGACACCACAACACAGGCGCTGCTACGCTTTAGGCAAGGCGGCTTTATTACACTGGACACGGACGAGAAAGAAGATATTGAGCTTTTCCGCCGTAAGAAGTACGAATACTACTAGGAACACACATGGCAACGAACATCGACAAAGCGCTCTTCCAACAGCCCGTTGGCATTGAAGAATTGGCGCAGCAAGAGTCCCCCTTGGAGATCGAGATCGTTGATCCCGAAGAAGTCACCATTGGCATGGACGGGCTGGAGATAAAGATTAAGCCAGACGAAGACGGTGAAGAAGCGTTCGGTGATAACTTGGCCGAGTACATGGACGATGGCGCGATGCAGTCACTTGCTGGTGACTTGGTCTCAGACATTGACAACGACAAGGGCTCACGCAAAGAGTGGGAGAAGACGTACGTTGATGGGCTGAAGCTCTTGGGCTTGCAGATTGAGGAACGTACAGAACCTTGGCAAGGCGCATGCGGTGTGTTCCACCCGATGATTACAGAAGCTGTTGTTCGCTTCCAAGCTGAGACAATCACAGAGACGTTCCCAGCTCAAGGGCCTGTGCGTACCAAGATCATTGGTAAAGAAACGCCTGAGATCAAAGAAAAAGCGGCCAACGTTGAAGACGACATGAACTTCGAGTTGACCGAGAACATGACTGAGTACCGCTCTGAGCATGAGCGCATGTTGTGGTCACTGCCAGCCACGGGCTCTGCATTTAAGAAGGTGTACTTTGACCCCGCGCTTGGCCGTCAAGTCTCTATGTTCATCCCAGCAGAAGACATGTTGCTCCCATATGGCGCGACAGACCTCGACACTTGCCACCGCATCACGCACGTCATGCGCAAGACCAAGAACGAGATCGTCAAGCTTCAGCAAGCTGGGTTTTATCTGGACATCGAGTTGCCTGATGCGCCCAAAGACCGCACGGACATTCAGAAAGCCAAGGATAAAGAGACAGGCTTTAACGACCTGAACGACGACCGCTACACCATCTATGAGTGCCACGTTGACTTGAACCTTGACGGCTATGAGGACAAGGACGACGATGGTGAAGAGACCGGCATCATGCTGCCGTACGTTGTAACCATCATTAAGGGCACCAATGACATTCTGTCCATACGCCGCAACTGGAATGAAGATGATGAACTTCGCCTCAAGCGCCAGCACTTTGTACACTACCAATATATCCCCGGATTCGGAGCTTATGGTTTTGGACTCTTCCATCTTATCGGTGGTTTTGCCAAGTCGGCCACAAGCCTTATGCGTCAATTGGTTGACGCAGGAACGCTATCTAATCTTCCCGGTGGACTCAAGTCGCGCGGACTTCGCATTAAAGGTGATGACACACCGATTGCCCCCGGAGAGTGGAGAGACGTCGACGTAGCCTCTGGCAACATCCGTGACAGCATTCTGCCCCTGCCGTACAAGGAGCCAAGCGTTACTCTGTACAACTTGATGCAGAACATTGTGGAGGAAGGCCGCCGCTTCGCTGCAACGGCTGACATGAAGGTCTCCGACATGAGCGCTAACGCTCCTGTGGGCACGACGCTAGCTCTGCTTGAGCGCCAGCTTAAAGTCATGACGGCTGTTCAGGCCCGTGTGCACTTTGCTCTGAAGCAAGAGTTGAAGCTGCTCAAGAACATCATCCGCGACTACACAGACCCAGACTACACGTACGATCCCGAGTACGGCAGCCGCAAAGCCAAGAAGGCAGACTACGACTTGGTGGACGTGATCCCCGTGTCTGACCCCAACGCTGCGACCATGTCTCAGCGCGTTGTTCAGTACCAAGCTGTGATTCAGATGGCGCAGATGGCTCCAGACATCTACAACTTGCCAGAGCTGCACCGCGGGATGCTCAACGTCTTGGGCATCAAGAATGCTGAGAAGCTTGTGCCGATCGAGGACGACATGAAGCCTACCGACCCAGTGCAGGAGAACCAGAATGCGCTGACGGGCAAGCCCATGAAAGCGTTCTTGCATCAGGATCACACAGCCCACATTCAAGTGCACATGCTTGTAATGCAGGACCCCATGATTCAGCAGTTCATTGGTCAGAACCCGCAAGCGGCCAAGATCATGGGCGGCATGTCAGCGCACATTGCAGAGCACGTTGGCTACCAGATGCGCCAGAAGATCGAGCAACAACTCGGTATGCCACTGCCACCCGAAGACGAGAAGCTGCCACCAGAGATCGAGATTGCCTTGTCCGGCATGATGGCTCAGGCGGCCAATCAGGTGCTCCAGCAAAGCCAAGCACAAGCCGCTCAAATGCAGGCTCAGCAGATGGCGCAGGACCCCATCGTTCAGATGCAACAGCAGGAACTCCAACTCAAGGCGCAAGAGCTTCAACTCAAAGAGAAGAAGATCGCCGCAGACGCTGCAATTGCCGCAGACAAGCAAGAGCTGGAAGAGCAAAAGGTCAAAGGTCATCTGGAATTGGAAGCCATGCGCGTTGGTGCTCAGATCAGAGAGAGCCAAACCAAATCCCAGTTTGAACAAGAACGTGCCGGTGTCCAGATGGGCATCGACATCGCAAAGAGCAAATCCCAAACGGAATTGCAAGCGCGGACTGCAGCACTGCAGAACGCATCCAGAAACCAACCTAAACCAAGCAAATGATTCAAGACTTCGCACACGTATTGCGCGACCAAATACGTAGGGACATGAACAACTATGCCGATGACTTGGCTGGCGGTGCATGTCGCTCATTTGAGGAATACCAAAAACTCTGCGGGATTATTTCGGGTCTAGCCCTTGCAGAGCGTTATGTTCTTGACCTGCTAAAGAAAGTTGAAGATGCAGACAACCACTGAATCTGGTTTGATTTTGCCCCCCGGTATTTCATTGCCGCCACACATCCAACCGATGGACGCCCCAGACGAGGATGATGACAATGAAGACAAAGCAGGCGCACTGCCGACCCCCACAGGTTGGAAGCTGCTCTGTATCGTGCCTGAAGTTGAAGCAAAGATTGCTGGCACGTCACTGGATCTCGTGAGAGATACAGCCACTATGCGCCAAGAAGAACACGCCACCACGGTGTTGTTTGTATTGCGTGTAGGCCCCGATGCGTACAAAGACAGCGCCAAGTTCCCCAACGGAGCATGGTGTAAAGAAGGCGACTTTGTGTTAGTACGTACTTACTCCGGCACAAGATTCAAGATCTTTGGCAAGGAGTTCCGTCTCATCAACGACGACCAAGTTGATGCTGTTGTGCAAGACCCTCGCGGTTTAACCCGCGCTTAAAAGGAACGTTATGAAAGACGAATTTAAATTTCCTGACGAAGTAGAAGCGAAGAAGACCCCTGACGTCGAATTTGAAATTGAAGGCGAAGGGGATGTTGACATCGAGATTGAAGACGACACGCCTGCCCAAGACAGAGGCCGCAAGCCTTTGGACAAGGAAGTTGTTGACCCAACCGATGAAGAGATTGAGTCTTATTCGGACAAAGTTAAATCACGCATTAAAGAGCTGACACACGCACGCCACGACGAGCGCCGTGTCAAAGAAGCGACACTGCGTGAGAAACAAGAGCTGGAGCGTCTTGCACAGCAGTTAATTGAGGAGAACAAACGCCTCAAGAAAAACGTCTACACAGGCCAAGAAGCAATCATTGCTGGCGCCAAGTCAAAAGCTGAAAGCGAACTAGAAATGGCTCGCCGCAAGCTCAAGGAAGCACAAGAATCCTTTGACACGGATGCCATCATTGCCGCTCAAGAAGCTGTGATGGATGCCAAGATTAAAGTTGAACAGACAAAAAATTATCGTCCTACCCCTTTACAGGAAGAAAAATTTGCTGTACAACCGCAACAAACCCAACCTGAGAAGGTTGAGCCCGACGAAAAAACTCTGCGCTGGCAGGCAAAAAACCAGTGGTTCGGTGCTCAGGGGTTTGAAGAATACACCAGCTACGCACTAGGGCTGCATCAAAAGCTAGTCACAAACGGAGTGGACCCCCGCTCTGCTGAATACTTCGAGCAAATTGATGCTCGCATGAAGTCAACGTTTCCTGATCTATTTGGTCGAAGCGAAGACAAGCCAAGGTCTGGTGAGGTTCAACGGAAACCTACAACAGTGGTGGCCTCTGTGTCTCGTTCTACGAGCGCAGGAAAAATCAAGCTGACGACAACGCAAGTTGCGTTGGCGAAGAAATTAGGTTTAACCCCGCAGCAATATGCTGCACAAGTAGCGAAACTGGAGAACTGAAATGGCTGAAACAATTGACCGCAAAAATCGTGATCTAACGACACGCGAAAAATCTGCCCGTGCTGTATACGTACCGCCGAGCAACTTGCCTGATCCAACGCCTGAACCGGGCTGGGTGTACCACTGGGTGGCTACGCACGTTCTGGGACAGTCGGAAGTGACCAACGTATCGCGCAAAATGCGTGAAGGTTGGGAACCGGTGAAGGCAGAGGACCATCCAGAATTGATGATGGTTGGAAATGATAAGACTGGCAACGTCGAAATCGGCGGCCTCATGCTCTGCAAGATGCCAAAAGAGAAGTTCGAAGCCCGTAAAGCTTATTACGACCAGCAAGCTCAAAACCAGATGGACTCAGTTGACAATAGCTTCATGCGACAAAATGATCCACGCATGCCGTTGTTTGCCGACCGCAAGTCGACTTCAACCCGTGGTGGATTTGGTTCTGGTTCCAAATAAACTTTAGGAGTCCTTAAATGGCATCTACACAAACCCCTTACGGTTTTCGAGCCGTAAATGAGTTGGGTGGCCTACCATACGCTGGTAGCACTCGCTCGTTCCCCCTAGACCCTGCCGGTTACGCCGTCAACATCTTCAATGGATCGTTGGTGTACGTGGCTGCGTCAGGTTACCTGCAACTCGTGACTGCGACTGGTGCTGACGCAACTACCAACTACTTCCCCACAGGAAGCGGTAGCTCTGCAACCAACACAGGTTCTATCGGCGTTTTCGTCGGTTGCTCCTATGTGAACGCACAAGGTCAAACGATCTTTTCACAGTACTACCCAGCTAACGCTGTGAACGCTGTTGCTTTCGTTATTGATGACGACCGCGCTGTGTTCTCTGTGCAAGCTAACAACACTGTGGCTGCATCTGCTTTGGGTCAAAACGTGTTCTTGGCTAACATCCAGAGCACAAGCACTGGTTCTACAACCACAGGAAATAGCAACGTTGCTGTATCGGCTTCTGCCACTATCGCGACCGCCGCTTTCCGCATTGTTGGTTTTGTGAACAATGCTCAGTCCCAACCGGGCGACGCTTATACTGATTTGCTGGTGAAGTTCAACCCCGGCTACCACTCATACACCATTGCAATTGGTCTGTAAGGAGTAATTAACCATGGCTATTTCACGCGCACAACTACTTAAAGAGTTGCTCCCCGGCCTGAACGCTTTGTTCGGCATGGAATACGCACGCTACGGCGAAGAGCACAAAGAAATCTACGAAACAGAGAAATCTGAGCGTAGCTTCGAAGAAGAGACAAAGCTTGCTGGCTTTGCTTCTGCTCCCGTCAAGAATGAAGGTCAAGCCATTGCCTATGACAATGCGCAAGAAGCCTTCACTGCACGCTACAACCACGAGACAATCGCTCTGGGCTTCAGTATCACTGAAGAAGCTGTGGAAGATAACTTGTATGACTCTTTGTCTGCACGTTACACCAAAGCTTTGGCCCGTGCCATGTCTTACACCAAGCAAGTTAAAGCCGCTTCCGTTATCAACAACGGTTTCAACGGTTCATACTTGGGCGGTGACGGCGTCACTTTGTTCGGCAACAACAGTTCTAACACTCGCGTTGGTCACCCCCTCGTTAGCGGTGGTGTGAACTTCAACAGCCCAACAACTGGCGTTGACTTGAACGAAACATCTTTGGAAAACGCCGTGATTCAAATCGCAGCGTGGGTGGACGAGCGTGGTCTGTTGATCGCCGCTAAGCCCCGTAAGATGGTTGTTCCCCCAGCACTGATGTTCGTTGCCAAGCGCTTGCTTGACACTGAGCTGCGTGTTTCTACTGCTGACAACGATATCAACGCGTTGAAGCAGATGGGTGCAATCCCTGAAGGTTACACTGTTAACCACTTCTTGACCGACAGCAACGGCTGGTATTTGATTACCGACGTGCCAAACGGCATGAAGCACTTCGAGCGTATCGCCTTGCAAAACAGCATGGACGGTGACTTCGATACAGGTAACGTTCGTTACAAAGCCCGTGAGCGTTATAGCTTCGGCTGGTCTGATCCCCTCGGTATGTGGGGTTCTTCAGGTTCTTAATTGAACTTGTGAAAAGGGGGCTTGTGCCCCCTTTTCTTTTCGTGTATATTGACTTCATTCCGGGCTTTCCCGGTGTTCTGACAGTCCCGGCTGACGACATGCAGACAGAACACCCTCACTTGCATGTAAGGAAAAATCATGGCATCAACCACCTTCTCCGGCCCAGTAACGTCCACAAATGGCTTTATTGGCGCAGTAACCGGCAATATCACTGGCAACGTAACAGGTAACGTAACAGGTAACGTAGTAGGCACAGTGACAGGCAACGTAGTTGCTACTGCTGGCTACATCCAACTCCGTACAGCTACCAGCGTCCAAATTGCTGCTGCATCCAACGCCGTGAACACCACTGGCAAGGCCGCTGGTACGATCGTCTTTGACACAACCTTAGGCACCCTTAAAATTGCCACTGGCGCAACTGCCACTAGCACGTGGGTCAACGCCGACGGTACTACTGCTGTTACTCCTTCCTAATCAACCCAAGGGGCTTCGGCCCCGTTTTTAAAGGAGATTGATTATGACAATGCAATATGACGTAAAGTCGGCGCACATTGAGGCTACGGGCACCATTGTGTCTAGCCGCAACCGTTTAAAAGGCTATCAATGTATTTCTGGCGGTACAGCTGGCGATATTATTTTCCGTGACGGGGGCGCTGCAGGCACTATTCGGTTGCAGTTTAATATTGGTACGGGCACTCAACCAATTGGGTTACCAATCCCCGGCGAAGGTATTCTGTTTACGACAGATATTCACGTGACGATTCCAACCGCTGCAAAAGTGACAATTTTCTATGGCTAAGACACCAGCATGGCAACGCAAAGAGGGCAAGTCCGAGAAGGGCGGCTTGAACGCCAAGGGACGGGCCTCGTACAACAAGGCAAACCCCGGCAAGCCGGGCCTGAAGGCTCCCCAGCCCGAGGGCGGCAAACGCCGCGACTCTTTTTGCGCCCGTATGGAAGGCATGAAGAAGAAGCTGACCGGAGAGAAGGCCAAGAAAGACCCGAACTCCCGCATAAACAAAAGCCTTCGGGCTTGGAATTGCTGATATGAGCGACGCTATTCAAACCGCCAGAGAGTTAGCCACGCATGCGTCTGACATCAAGCATTTGCAAGATGATATGGACAAGATGCTGGATAACATGAAAACTATGCAGGCAACACTAGCGGCTATTGACAAAACATTGTCTGAAGCCAAAGGTGGCTGGAAAGTTTTAATGTTAGTTGGCGGAGCTAGTAGCGTTGTAGGCGCAGGTTTGGTTCAGCTTGTTAATTGGTACGCAGGCGGTAAATGATGCCAAGTACAAGCAAGAAGCAACACAACTTCATGGCCGCGGTTGCAAATAATCCTGCGTTTGCCAAGAAGGTGGGAGTTCCGCAAAGCGTTGGGAAAGATTTCAACGAAGCGGACAAGGGTAAGAAGTTTGGTTCTGGCGGGAAAACCCGTCCAGATATTCAGAAGGCGAACCGAGCTAAAACCGATCACGGGAAAATGGCTCTTTTTAAAGAAGGTGGATCTATCATGGCTACACGTAAAAACAACGGCATCACTACTGCCAAAATGGGTTCAGTGCGTACAGCGGCTCCTAGCCGTGACGGTGTTGCTTCTAAAGGCAAGACCAAAGGCACTATGGTCTCTATGAAGGGCAGCACTCCCTTGGGTATGAAAAAGGGCGGCATGACCAAGAAGATGGCTTACGGCGGCAAAGCCTGCTAAGGAAGCAACATGAAACGACGTTACGACGATGGCGGTGAAATAGACGCACTGGAAGAAGCGAATAAACGCGAAGACATGGGGTTGAGAAACCCCAACGCCAAAGAATATGGCGAGTCTGGCACGTCGTACACAACGAAAGCCTCTTCCAAAGCCGCCGCGAAGCCAAAAAATACAGAGACAAAAGCCGAAAGAAGGGCCTTTGACGTGCCCAACTATAAAGAAGTTTTTGAGCGGCCTGTCGATAAGACCAAAATGTCTGTGTCAGAGCGTGCAAAGGCAACCCGTGAGAGCGCTAGAAGCGGTAGCGGTTCAACCGATAAGCGTTCTGTTAACGAGCGCGTTCGTTCTGCTATGGGCATGAAAAGCGGCGGTTCTGCTTCTTCTCGTGCAGACGGTATTGCTCAGCGTGGTAAAACACGCGGAAAGATGTGCTAAACCATGATGGCCAGCCGTGGGATGGGGGATATCGCCCCTTCTAAAATGCCCAAGGGTGTTAAGAAAGCCCGACGGGACGATACTGACTTCACCCAATACAAAGAGGGTGGGAAGGTTAACGCCGCAGGCAATTACACGAAGCCCAGTCTTCGCAAGAAGATTGTGTCTCAAGTAAAAGCCGCGGCCACCCACGGCACCGGCGCAGGTCAATGGTCTGCCCGTAAAGCTCAGCTAGTTGCCAAGAAGTACAAGGCGGCTGGCGGGGGTTACCGAGATTGAAAGCGCCCCAGAAATCATTGAAGGACTGGGGCGACCAGAAATGGAGAACCAAAAGTGGTAAAAAATCTTCTGACACGGGCGAGCGATACCTTCCTAGTGCTGCGATTAAAAGTCTCAGTCCTGCTGAGTACGCTGCGACAACGCGTGCGAAACGTGCGGGCAAAAAAGCCGGAAAACAATTCGTAGCGCAACCTAAAACGATTGCAAAGAAAACGGCAGGATTTAGATGACCACTTCAGGACTCACCTCATTCAATCTGGACCTCAACGACATGGTTGAGGAGGCCTTTGAACGGGCGGGTTCTGAACTCCGCACGGGCTATGACTTGCGCACTGCCCGTCGATCGCTTAACTTACTCTTTGCTGACTGGGCAAACCGCGGCGTGAACATGTGGACGTTTGAGCAAAACACCATCACGCTTGTGACTGGCCAGCCAACGTACGCAATCCCGGACGACACTGTTGACTTGCTTGACCATGTCATCCGAACAAACGCCAACGTAGCCAATAATCAGGCCGACCTGACGATTACGCGGATCAGCATGCCCACGTATGCCACCATCCCAAATAAATTGATCCAAGGCCGTCCTATTCAGGTTTGGGTACAGCGTTTGACGGGTAACTCCAGCGTTTTGACTGGCACAGTCCAGTCAACCATCAACGCGACAGCCACAACTATCCCAATCACCTCTTTGGTGGGCGTGCCAACTGCTGGTTTTATCCAGATTGGCGCAGAGCTGATTGGATACAACGAGACAACCCCAGCTAGCGGTGCTACGCCTGCGTACTTGCTCAACTGCACGCGTGGGCAGGACGGCACAACTGCGGCTAGCCACACAACTGGCGCGGCCATGAGCTTGGTTCAGAAGAACAGTATCACTGTGTGGCCAACTCCTAACCCCGGCACAACGTATCAGTTCGTCTACTGGCGCATGCGCCGTATTCAAGACGCTGGTGGCGGCACTAAGACTATGGATGTCCCGTTTCGTTTTGTGCCCTGCTTGGCCGCAGGTTTGGCTTACTACATTGCGCTCAAAGTGCCCGAGGGTTTACAGCGCCTTGATGTTTTGAAGCAACAATATGACGAAGCTTGGGACAGAGCCGCAGGCGAAGACCAAGAAAAGGCGGCAGTACGCTTTGTGCCTCGTCAGCAGTACATTGGAAGCGGTACGTAAATGGGAAACCGGTTTTCGTCCGGCAAGAACTCCATTGCGGAATGTGACCGTTGTGGGTTTCGCTTTAAGCTGCACGAATTACGTAAAGAAATTATCAAAACCAAGAACTACAATCTCTTGGTTTGCAAAACATGTTGGGACCCTGACCAGCCGCAGTTGCAGTTGGGCATGTATCCGGTGGATGACCCGCAAGGTGTGCGTGATCCGCGTCCTGACGTGAGCTACTATCAGTCTGGTAACACAGGCTTGCAGATTGTTCTGACCAACAGTTCAGGCAAAGATGCGGCAGGGCTACCGTCTGAAGGTAGCAGGGTTTTTCAGTGGGGCTGGAATCCTGTTGGGGGAGCCAGAGTTTTTGACACTGCTTTAACGCCAAATGACTTGGCAATGGCAGCGCAAGTTGGTACAGTAACGATACAGATAGGAGTCTGACATGGACAAAAAAGATTTAGCCCAAGACAAGAAGATGATTAAGTCTGCCGTTGGCAAGCATGAGAAACACATGCACCCCGGCAAAACGCCTACTAAGCTCAAAGCTGGCGGTAAAACCAATAGCGACATGCTCAAGTATGGACGCAACATGGCCAAGGTCATGAACCAGCGTTCTGTTGGTCGTGGAGGCTAAGATGGCTACATACAAGCAACCAAAGAAAGAACCAACCGTTGTTGTTGGTCAGATGCCTGTTAAAGAAGCTTTGAAAGCCAACATGTCTATTGCCAACGAGCGTAGCAACCCCTACGACGGCGTGAAGACTTCTGGTATCAAGATTCGCGGTACTGGATGCGCTACTAAAGGCACAATGGCCCGAGGTCCGATGGCATGAACTATACGCAACTCAGCAACGCTATTCAGGCGTACACGGAAAATACCGAAGCAAGCTTTATTGCTCAGATACCCGTGTTCGTTCAGCAAGCTGAGCAGCGTATTTACAACACCGTCCAGTTCCCGTCATTGCGTAAAAACATGACGGGCGTGATTGCCGCCAATAACAAGTACCTGTCTGCACCGACTGATTACTTGGCCACATACTCCTTGGCGGTGATTACAGACGTGACAGGTAATGACCTGAACACCGGCACGTACGAGTACTTGCTGAACAAGGACGTGAACTTTATCCGTCAAGCGTACCCTGTACCTGACGATAAGGGCGTGCCAAAGTATTACGCGTTGTTTGGTCCTACTGTGACTGGTGCCACGATATCTAACGAGCTGACGTTTATCATTGGCCCGACCCCCAACCAAGAGTACAACGTCGAGTTGCACTATTACTACTACCCTGAGTCCATCACGACTGCGGCAGGCGGTCAGACATGGCTTGGCGACAACTTTGACTCTGTGCTGTTGTACGGTTCTTTGGTGGAAGCCTACACCTACATGAAGGGTGAAGCGGACATGATGACAATGTACAACACCAAGTATCAGGAAGCGCTGATGTTGGCTAAACGTCTGGGCGATGGTATGGAGCGTCAAGACGCGTACCGCTCTGGCCAATACCGTCAGAAGGTAATGTGACATGTCAATTGCGCAAACCACGACTACAAGCTTTCGGGTGGAACTGCTTCAAGCAATTCACAACTTTGGCCCTACGTCGCCTAACACTTTCAAGCTTGCCTTGTACACAGGCGCGGCCAACATCGGCCCCACTACAACTGTGTACACAACAAGTGGAGAAGTCGTGGGTACAGGCTACGTCGCTGGTGGCAACACGCTGACAATCTCCACATCACCAACTTCAGGCAACAACACAGGGTACGTGCCAACTGCATATATCTCGTTTGCCAACACAAGCTGGGCAAATGCGTCGTTTACATGTCGTGGTGCGCTAATTTACAATGTCAGCCAAGGTAACAAATCTGTGGCTGTGTTGGATTTTGGCGCAGACAAGACTGTCAGCAATGACACCTTCCAGATCATTTTCCCTGCTTCCGATGCCAACAGTGCCATCGTGCGCATCTCTTAAGGACTTATCATGACTAAAGAATTTTCTAGCTTTGGCGACAGTGCGCAAATCAGCATGCAGTCAAACGTCACAGGCTCCGAAACTGTTGGTATTGAAGGCGTCTACCACGTAGTCTGCCGCGATGCTGATGGCAACATCAAATGGGAAGAAGGCTTCCCCAATCTGGTCAACGCCGTTGGTAAGCAGTTGATGCTTGACACATTGTTGTCTGGCGTTTCTTACACCACAGTTGGACCATACCTTGGTCTGATTTCTGGCACAGGGCTGACTTTTGCCGCCGCTGACACCATGTCTTCAAAAACATGGACTGAGTTCACGAACTACACTGTGGGCGGCTCAGCAGTGCGCGGTACGGCTGTGTTTGCTTCTGCAACTTCGACTGGCACAACACCAACCAACGTGACCACAAAGACTGCTACGGCTATTACGTACACTATCACAGGCGCTGGCGGTACAGTTGGCGGTTGCTTCTTGGTGACAGGTTCAGGCGCGTCTACTACTCAAGGCAATACTTCTGGTACTCTGTATAGCGCTGGCGCGTTTGCCACTGCTAAAGTTACCACTGCTGGCGATACTGTTTCAGTTACATACAGCACCACTGCAACATCTTAATAAGGGGTCGTTTAAATGGCTCTGGCACTTTTTGATCGTGTCCAAGAGACAACGACAACAACAGGCACTGGCTCAGTAACGCTGGCCGGTGCTGTCCCCGGCTTTCAGTCGTTTGCCGTCGTTGGCAATGGGAATACTTGCTACTACACCATCGTAGACGGTTCTGCATGGGAAGTGGGTATTGGTACGTACTCTACGTCTGGCCCCACGCTTGCGCGTACTACGGTTCTGTCTAACTCCAGCGGCAACACTTCGCCAATCACATTGGCGGCTGGAACAAAGAGCATTTTCCTGACATACCCCGCAGAGAAGTCTGTCAATCTGGATGCAAGCGACAACGTCAGTCCTCTGGGCACAGTGTCGTCTGGTGTATGGCAAGGCTCAACCGTTGGCGTAGCTTATGGTGGCACAGGTGTAACTACTTCTTCTGGCGCAAACTCTGTGGTGCTGCGTGATAGCAATCAAAACATTGCGGTCAACAGAGTAAACCAGTCAAACACAAACACAACGGCTGCTGGTGGGACCACCGCACTGACGGCGGCATCAAGCTATATCCATACTCTTGTTGGGACTGGCGGCCAGACTTACACGCTACCTGACGCAACCACTCTGACAACAGGGGTAGCGTTTGTTTTTAACAACCTAGCAACAGGCACACTAACTCTTGCAAATTTTGCGGGTACCACTATTGGAACTATTCCTAGTGGCGGTGCGAGCGCAGTCTTTTTAACACTCAACAGCACAACTGGCGGGACTTGGGACCTTCACGCGTATCTCCCAGAAGGCGTAACTTTTGGCACAAACGCTTTTAATCTTGGCACGTCGATTATCTCTGGCGGCACATGGCAGGGCGGCACGATTGCCACAGGCTACGGCGGCACAGGTCTCACAAGCTACACAAGCGGCGGCGCAGTTTACGCTAACAGCTCTTCAACACTAACCTCTGGCACTCTGCCTGTCACGGCTGGTGGTACTGGCGCGACCACTGCGGCGGGTGCGCAGTCTAGTTTGAATGTTCCATCAACAACAGGTTCAGGCGCTAGCGGTACTTGGGGTATAAATATTACGGGCAATGCGGCTACGGCTACAACTGCGGCTAACTATTTACCGCTTTCTGGCGGAGCTTTGACTGGAGATCTCCAACTTGGCGGCAACTTTTTAAGGTTTGACCAATCAGGCACTCGCTCTTGGAACATACGCGCTACAGGCGGTAACCTTGATATCAATTCCGGGGATGGTTCTGGTTCGCTGAGATATAACAACGGCGTTGTTCTTACTTCAAACAACTTCAACTCCTACGCGCCTACACTAACCGGTACAGGGGCTTCTGGTACTTGGGGCATCAACATCACCGGTAGCGCTGCGAGTGCAACTACTGCTGGTAAAACAAGTGCGACAACTGTCCCTGCATCTACGTCGTTTTCTAAGTGGTTGTTTGCCACCACAAGTACTGGCGGCGTACTAAACTGGGATGATTCGTCTAATACCATTCCCGGCGTGGGCACTACTCTTTTGCTGGGCACTGCATCAAATGGCCCCGGCGGTGGTAACTACTACCACCCATTTAACATTGAATATGCAAGTAATGATGGCACTGGCCAAATTACGCAAATGGCTATTGCTTATGCCTCACCCGCAAATGAGCTGTTCATGCGGGGGCGTTACGCCGGTACATGGTCTAGCTGGGTACGCTATCTAAACAGCAACAACTACAACAACTTTAGCCCAACATTAACAGGCGGTGGTGCTTCTGGTACTTGGGGTATTAATATTACAGGGGCTGCTGGTTCTGCGGGTACGGCTAGCTCAGCTACTATTGCTGGTCTTTTGCAAGCATACTTTGGCCGCACAGATAGTGCGACTTATCCGGTTTGTTGGCTTGCAAATGAAGGTGCAGTTGGCCCTTATGCGGGGTCTTCACGAGCGTATTCTTGCGCGGCGGTAACAATTACTTCAAGCAGTGGAACTTTAAGCGCGACAAATCTTGCCGCAACTACGGGTGCTTTTAGCGGAGCGTTAACTGCGCCACAACACTACCTTAACCGTGCCGGAACTGCCCAATCTGGCCTTAGCTGGTATTCAGGTAGTTATACGGCGTGGGCTGATTACATGTCTCCCGCTGGAGCAACCGGCGCAGGGCCGACCGGCAACATCACAGCTCCAAGCGGAACGCTTGTAACAAGTTGGGCGCTTCGTAGTTTTATTGAAAACGTTGCGAATTACGGTTGGACTTTTGAGTCAGGTTCAGCTACTGGCCAACCTACTGTTGTTGCTGAAATTCGTTCTAGTGACGGGGCTGCAAGATTTGGGGGAACGGTAACAGCACCAACTTTTTCTGGTTCGTTGAGTGGTAATTCGACTACCACTTCTCAGCGAGCATTTTCTGGAGACATATCAACCACCGGGCAAGGTCGTTTTACTGGGTGGTACGCAGGTGGTGCATCTACGGCGCTTGCAACTGAAGTAGGCGTTAGTGGGGGCCAAGGCTATGTTCTTTGCTACAGCCGAGACTCCGGAACATACGCAACTTTAAATATTGCAGGCAGCGCATCCAACCTGCAAATTTCAGGCAGCACAGTCAACGTTACTAGCGGAGCGCTTCAACAAGGTGGCAGTCAAGTTCTCACCGCAGGCAATGTTTCTAGTTACGCAGTCCCGGCTCGCGGGCAGTCTAGCTGGAACGATAACACTGTTATCAATAATGTCGTAGGAATGCTTGCGTGGAAAAACTACGGCAACAGCCACGTTATTTTTGACGCATCCCAAAGCACTACACCTAGCGGTAGTGGTTGTAACAACACAAACCCAGCAGTTAATTGGTCTGCGACGTACCCGACTTTGATGGGTTGGAACGGCGGTAGCACATACGGACTTCGTGTAGATTCTACGCGTACTTCGGACCAACTAGGGGGCTACGCGGCGAGCACATTTGTTGGGCAGCGCGGTAGTACGTACAACCAAGTTGATACTTGGCTGCAACTAAACGGTTTCTTTGGCTTGTACGCACCCAGTGCAAACGGGGCTCATTGGTATCCTAACAACGCATCTACATACACCACTTGGGCAATATCCGGTAGTAGAAACGGTTACAGCGGCATTTTTGATACGTACAGCTCTGTGGCTGGATTTATGTACGACAGCGCAGGTAACGGCGGTGTGTACCGAGAAGCCAATGGCAGATGGTATTTTTATCACAACCTTAGCAACAACTGCATGGGTATTGGCACGTCAGCAACGTCTTCTTCGTACGGTATTTATGTCATTAAAGGCGTTTATTCGGAAGGTAACGTTGTTGCCTACTCTGATGAGCGCGTAAAGACAAACTGGCGAGATTACCCCGCTGACTTTGTTGAGCAACTTGCTGAAGTAAAACACGGCACCTACGACCGCACAGATATTGAACTTACCCAAGACGGTGTATCTGCCCAGTCGTTACACACACTTCTACCATACTCTGCGCCAACAGATGAGCACGATAAAATGTCTGTTAACTACGGCGGCGCTGCTTTGGTCGCAGCTATTCAACTTGCCAAACGTGTGCTTGAGCAAGATAAACGGATTGCCGCTCTTGAGGCGCTTGTGGCAAAATGTAACTAAAGGAAAGCTATGATTACCTACACAAAAACCATCATCAGTATGCAGGCGTACAAAGAGATTGACGGCGAGTCCAACGTTGTTTTTGGCGTTTCGTGGAGCCTAGTTGGTACTGAAAATGGTTTTACAGCTACCTGCCCAGCAACAACTTACGTCCCATACACAGCGGGGCAGCCGTTTATTCCGTACGCCGATTTAACACAAGAGCAAGTTTTGGCTTGGATTGACCAGTATACTCCTTTGGCTCAGATGCAGTCGTTCCAAAACGCCGTATCGTTTTCGTTGCAACAACAACAGCAGCAAGAAACACCTGCGTTACCGTGGGACCCACCCCCAGTTCCCCCAGTTCCCCCAACCCCACCAACTTCCTAAAAGGAAATAACCATGAACGATAAGATCAATATTGGAGAAGTAACTGTTGCAGAGTTCAACGTCATCATGAAGCAGCTGGCCGCTGGTCAACTGGGCGAGTGCATTGACCTGTTCATGAAACTGAGCAAACTTGGCCAAGACTTCCAAGCTGCACAGCAAAACAGCATCCGCCTATCCCCACCAGCAGCTACTGATTTGAATCAAGGCTAAGAATGGCACATCTTCCCCTATGGTATCTAGGTCAACTGGACGGCGACACCTGTAATCAAGCCATTGCAGAGTTGTCGGGCATCGAAGTGCGTGATGCAACCATGGGGGTAGAGGGAACCGAAAAAGACACCAGAACGCGCAACACCAACGTGCGTTTTGGCGGATCAGATTACTGGCTGACAGACCGCCTTGAGCAGTTTGCCATGGAAGCCAATAAACACTGTGGCTGGGAATACCATGTCACTGGTCGTGAGAATGTGCAGTTGGCTGAGTACGGCCCCGAGCAACACTACACATGGCACACAGACACCTTCACCCTTTCTGGCAAACCGACTGAGCGCAAGATTACCGTGGTCTGCCTGCTCAATGACGAGTTTGAAGGCGGGCAGTTCCAAGTGCGTTTGTACAGCGACTACGACGCACCGTTACAAAAAGGGACGATGATTGCGTTCCCATCTATTCTTGAACACCGCGTCACGCCGGTGCTCTCTGGCATTCGCTATTCAGCAACTGTTTGGTTCAACGGACCAAGGTTCCGATAGGAGCTTGCCGTGTTCGGCTTTGCAAGCTTCGCCCAAGTTCCATTTGCTTCCTTAGCCGGGAACGCTTTTGTCTTTGATATTTCCGAGGGATTTGAGTCTGCGGATGCCAGCTCTCAGATTTCGGCATTTCTGCAAAGCATTTCAGAGAACAGCGTAATTGATGATATTGACGCTACGGCAGGTGACTTTTTTGCGCTTGTCTACGAAGACACGGGCGTTGCCGACTTTAGCACTGAGCAGTACGCCTATTTGTTCTCTATCTCTGAGGACTCTTTGCCTGCCGACAGCGCTGAAATCCAAGCCGACTTTGCCTCGTCCATCACGGAAGATTCGGCCATTGCTGACAGCCAAGAGGTGTACACAGAGTTCTTGGCAAGCCTTTCTGAGCCGATTCTTGAGGTTGCCGATTTCTCTAACCAGCAGTCAAACTTTGGCCAGACCATTACAGAGAACGCTGATCTAGCCTCGATAGAAGACATTACTGCGCAGTTTGCGCAGGCCGTCACAGAAGCTGTAGATATGGCCGACGTGGTAAATATCGCCGCCCAGTTTGTTTCTTCCATTTCTGAGAACTCTACGCTGGGCGACTCGCAGGTTGCTGTTTTAAACATTTTCTTCTCTATTACAGAGAATTTGGACTCTGCGGACAGCAACACCGCATCGCAGGGCTTTTACTTCAGCATCACAGAAAACACAACACTAGAAGATGTTTTGCAGATTCGCGCAGACTTTCAAACAAGTATTGCCGAAGCCATTGAAATGGCGCAAAATACAGTCGTTGTTGGCTGGTTCAAGATTGAGACCGGTATGGATGCCGAATGGGTAAACATTACGGATACGCAAAACGCTGGTTGGACGGGTATTAGCTCTACGCAAAACGCCGGGTGGGCAGTAATTAATAACCCCCAATCGTCAGGCTGGACGCTGATTGATACCCCACAAAACCCGTCTTGGGACGACATCAACAACACTTAGTTATTCCAAAGGAATGAATTATGCCAAGCACCTTTTCCAATTTAAAGTTTGAGCTAATCACGACGGGCGAGCAGCCGGGTGTGTGGGGCACGACAACCAACAGCAATATCGGCACCGCCGTTGAGCAAGCCATTGTTGGTATGGCCACACTAACTTCCGCCAACTTCACGACCAACGTAGCCACACTCACGCTGTCCAACACAACCTCGGCTCAAAATGCTCGGGCGCTGTGCTTGGTGATCTCTTCAGGATGCTTGTCTGCTGCCGGTACGCTAAACGTCCCCGCAATCCAGAAGCCATACCTGATTATTAACAACGACTCTTTTGCAATCACCGTCAAGGTCTCTGGCCAAACAGGTGTGTCTGTGCCGTCTGGCAAGCGCACGGTGGTCTACAACAACGGCACTGACGTTGGCAACCAAATCGACTATTTGTCTACGCTGGCTCTGGGCACACCCCTGCCAATCACATCTGGCGGTACAGGCACAAGCGCCACGACGTTCGTCAACCTTGCTACAAATGTTACAGGTAACTTGCCCGTTACTAATCTGAACAGCGGCACTAACGCTTCGGCTGCTACATACTGGCGTGGTGATGGCACATGGTCTCCCGGCGGCCAAGGCGCTCCCGGACCTACTGGTCCCACAGGACCCACCGGACCTACGGGTCCTACCGGCCCCACTGGTGGCCCCGGACCTACGGGCAACCCCGGACCTACGGGACCCACTGGGCCAAGCGGTGCGGCTGCCACGGTTGCCGTTGGCACAACTTCTACTGGACCTGCGGCGGTTACAAACGCAGGCACTCCGTCAGCGGCGGTGTTTGACTTTGTAGTGCCACAAGGCGCTACTGGACCCACTGGCCCTACTGGTGCTCCCGGACCCACAGGACCCGGCTCGACTGTTCCCGGACCTCCCGGCCCTACTGGACCGACTGGACCCACAGGCCCTGCTTCAACTGTTGCCGGACCCCCCGGACCGACTGGCGGTCCCGGCCCTACTGGCCCCACTGGACCTACTGGACCCGGCTCAACTGTTCCCGGACCCCCCGGACCTACAGGACCTACTGGCCCATCAGGTACAAACGGCTCGCCCGGACCTACAGGACCCGCTGGCCCCACAGGTTTGACTGGTAATACAGGAGCCCCCGGACCTACCGGCGGAGTTGGCCCCACAGGACCCACAGGACCCACAGGACCGACGGGCCCCACTGGCCCGATTGGTGGCTCGTCTGGACAAGTTATTTACAACAGCGGCGGTACAGCGGTTGGCTCTGGAAACTTAACTTTTGACGGCACAACCCTGACTGCAGGCGCGCTATATTCCAACGGCAACGTGACGGCTTACTCTGACGAAGCGCTGAAGATGAACTGGCGCGGATTCCCTGACGACTTCATTGAGCAATTGGCGCAGGTACAAAACGGCATCTATGACCGTATAGACAGACAGCAAACACAAGTTGGTGTTGGCGCTGGTTCGTTGCAAAAGGTTATGCCCGATGCGGTTGAGAAAAGAAATGGCTTGCTTGGTGTGTCTTACGGCAACGCCGCGCTTGCGGCTGTGGTTGAGTTGGCCAAGCGTGTTGTGTCTTTGGAAAAGCAGTTAAAAGCCAAGGAGTAAAAAATGGCAGGATACCTTCCCGGCAGTGGCGCACTTGCGTTTTCGACTATCAATTCAGTGTTTGATGGTCGCGGTTTAAATTTAAACGCTTATCGCGGTACGCAGTGGTACACGGCTGGTGGCGGCTCCGGCACGTTTTCATCTGGCGCAATTTCGTTTAATGAGTTTTATAACAAAGGCCCAAGCCCCGCCATCACAATTTCTCTAGCAGCTTTAGTGGGTGTATACGGGCTTGCATATCCGGGTAATACTGCTTACGCTGAATACATTTTTAACAGTAACGGAACCATACAAACTGGCACTAGCGATGGAGGTACACAAAGTTCGGGTAATTGGGCATCACCTACCACTACTGGAATTGGTTCAAGCTATTGGATAAGACTTACGCAAACTGGTTCTTCTGGTGGCCCTATAACCGATACGGGTAACGCAAGAGGAGTTTGGATTTCTTTGTCAATTACCCCGTACTTTGGCATTTCAGTAACAGCAAATGGCGCATTTTACAAACAATACACTGTTCAAATTGCAACTGATAGTGGTGGCTCCAACATTGTTGCAACAAAAACTGGCGTTGAAATAGGCGCTGAAATTATTTTCTAATAGGTAGTAGGGGGCAGTGTGATTGACCCGATGACGGCGCTAGCAGGACTACAAAGTGCAATAAGTGTAGTCAAAAAGGCCAGCAAGGTCGCTAACGATCTAGCTGGCTTGGCTCCGTCTATCGCCAAGATGTTTGACGCCAAGAGCGTTGCTACACGGGCGATGGTTGAGGCCAAGAGGTCTGGGAATAAGTCAAACCTTGGCACTGCGCTTCAGATTGAGATGGCTCTGGATGAGGCCAAGCGGTTTGAGCAAGAGTTGATGATGCTGTTTCAGGCCACTGGCCGTGCGGATGTGTGGCAGAAAATTAAACAGCGCCAGCAGCAGATGGATTTGGAAGACGCTCACTTAGCTAGGCAAGCCAAGGAAGAAGAGAAGAAGCGCAAAGAAGAAGAGCAAGAGCAATTGGCATGGGCGTTTGGTGTCGTCATCATTGTGATGCTCCTCGGCGCAGTTGGTTGGGGCATTGCTGAGATACAAGACCTATGCGCCAAGACAAGGTGTGGTCGGTGAATGAGTACCAGAAACAGTTTGACATGTTTCTCAAAGTCTTTGTCAGGCTTTGCATTGTTTGGTGGGTGCTGGGGCTACTGCGCTTTCTGCCAGATGATCTGGCTGACAAGGTTGTAAACAAGATACTGGGGATGTTTGGTCTATGAGTGACGAGAAGCCATCAGATATATTGAGCAAGGTGTTGTCCTATGTGGATAGCCCGTTCAAGCTGTTTGCGCTGATACTCATGGCGGTTTTTGCTTTTGCTGGGTACTTTGTTTGGCAGAACCAGTCGTTCCTGTTTGAGGCGTACAAGGAAAACAGAAAACTGCCAATGATTGCGGAAGACAGGGCCGAGGATGTTGCGGCGCATTTGTTTAAGAACACAGACGCAACCGTGATCGCAATCTTCAAAGTTAACCCGTTGTTTGGTACAAGAGTTCTGTTTCGGGCTTACACTCGTGAAGGTAGGGATAAGACGCATGATGGTCTGGATGTAGGGCTGTTTACACAGAGTTCGTCTAACAACCGTGATGTGGTTGCGCTGATGGCCAATGAGATACCGTGTAGCGAATACGCTGTGGCGCAGAGTGAAATTGGGCTTTGGTACATTGAGAAAGGCATGACCTTTGGTTGCCGTGTCAGTGTGCCGCCAGAGCAGGGCAGGTTTGTGGGGCAAATTACCATTGGCTGGGACAAAGAACCTAGTGACTTATACAAGGCCAAAGGGATGTTGCAAATTGCAAGTACGATGTTATCGAGGGCTAAACAATGATTGGACTAGACGCACTTTTGAACGTGGGTGGCAAGCTCATCGACAAGCTGATTCCTGACCCAGAGGCCAAAGCCAAGGCGCAACTTGACCTTGCAAAAATGGCACAAGATGGCGAATTAGCAAGGATGGCCAACGAAACCGAACTGTACAAGACTGAGCAAAACAACCTGACCGACCGCCTGAAAGCGGATATGTCGTCGGATTCATGGCTGTCTAAGAACATCCGGCCCATGACGCTGGTTTACATTCTGGTGGCGTACTTGCTGCTGGCAATCTTAGACGCTTCGGTAATTGACATTGCTGACGCATTTGTTGAACTGCTGGGGCAGTGGGGTATGCTGGTCATGTCCTTCTACTTTGGTGGCCGCACTCTTGAGAAAATCATGGATATGAAAGGTAAAAAATGAACCTGACGCCACACTTTACACTCGAAGAACTCACGCACACTGACCACAGACAGTATGACAACACCCCCAATGAAGCCGAGCTGGAGAACATTAAGCGACTCGCCGCCTTCCTTGAGGAAGTCAAAACTGCCTTGGGCGGAAGACCTGTTATGGTTAACTCGGCTTTTAGAAGCAAGCAAGTCAATGATGCTGTGGGCAGTAAAGATACTAGCCAGCATCGTATTGGTTGTGCTGTGGACATCCGAGTTCCTCAACTGACCCCTGATGAAGTGGTCAAAACCATCATTGCGTCTGGGCTGCCCTACGACCAAGTCATTCGAGAGTTTGACCGCTGGACCCATGTGAGCATTCCAAACACACCAGACGCCAAGCCAAGAAAACAAGCGCTGATTATTGATAAAACAGGCACACGGCTTTATGCTTGATGCGCACCCAAATTGATGGGAAAATGAGCCATGCCATTACAAAAAATCCTGTTTAAGCCCGGCGTAAATAAAGAGAATACGCGCTATACCACCGAAGGTGGTTGGTACGACTGCGACAAAATTCGTTTCCGTCAAGGCAACCCTGAAGTCATTGGTGGTTGGGAGCAGGTTTCTGAATACACATTTAACGGTGTGTGCCGCTCATTGTGGAACTGGGTAACGCTTGGATTTTTGAATTTGGTTGGTGTCGGAACAAACACTAAGTTCTACATTGAAAAGGGCGGCGTTTACAACGACATCACACCCATCCGCTCCACAGTTACGTTGGGGGCAAACCCATTCACGGCTGACGGCACAACTACAGTTGTAGTAAGTTCTATAGCGCATGGCGCTACTACCGGCTCGTTTGTTACCTTCAGTGGCGCAACAGGCACATACGCTTCAACATGGAATGCCGAGTACCAACTTACTGTTGTAAGCCTTGACTCTTTTATCATCACAGTGCCGTCGGCAATTCCTGCCGGTTCTTATGGCGGCTCCGCTGTCGTTGCCGCGTACCAAATCAATGCTGGCCCGGCCTACGCGGTTCCTTTGACAGGTTGGGGTGCAGGCGGATGGGGCGAAGGTCCTTGGGGCACAGGTACTACGAGTACCAGCGCTTTGCAAATTTGGAGCCAGATTAACTACGGTGAAGACCTTGTGTTTGGTCCCCGCGGCGGCGGGGTGTATTATTGGGATGCCACCGCAGGCTTGTCTAGCCGAGGCGTAGCTTTGAACACGCTGGGCGGGAATGTGACGTTTACCAACAGCGCTGTGACGGGTGTGCCTACTGTCGTGACTTCCACGGTTGCATTTACCGAAGGCGCTGCGCTTCAGTTTGCCGCTACGACATCTTTGCCAACCGGGATTGTTGTGGCAACTACGTACTATGCGTTCAATGTTGACGGCTTGACTTTTGGTCTCCTTAACGCGGCGGGCAACGAAGTCAGCACCACATCTACTGGCTCGGGCGTTTACATCTCAAACATTGTTGATGCGCCGATTGTGCAAAACACGCTGACTGTCTCAGATGCTTCACGTTTTGTGATGGTGTTTGGTACAAACGACTACGGCTCTAGTGCAATTGATCCTATGCTGATCCGTTGGTCTGGCCAGAACGACCCCTATAACTGGACGCCAGACCCCACCAATCAGGCAGGGTTTACCCGACTATCCCACGGCTCGCAGATCATTACGACTGTGCAGGCTCGTCAAGAGATTGTGGTGTTTACTGACTCAAGCGCGTATTCACTCCAGTACCTTGGCCCTCCGTATGTCTGGGCGTCTCAGCTTTTGGGTGACAACATCTCTATCATCAGCCCCAACGCGGCTGTGATTGCTTCAGGTATTATTTTCTGGATGGGCGTGGACAAGTTCTACGCATACGATGGCCGTGTACAAACGCTTAACTGCGACTTGCGCCGCTACATTTTCCAAGACCTGAACCCAGAACAAACGCTTCAGATTTTCAGCGGTACTAACGAAGGCTTCAATGAAGTCTGGTGGTTCTATTGCTCTGGCAGCAGCACGACTGTAGACAAGTATGTGATTTACAACTACGTCGAGAAAATCTGGTACTACGGAACCATGGCGCGTACTGCTTGGCTTGATTCAGGGCTATTGCCAACACCGATTGCGGCCACGTACAGCTACAACTTGGTCAACCATGAGTTTGGGCTGAACGACGTTGAGACCCCCGAAGTTCTGCCGCTTAATGCTTATATTTCTTCGTCTGAGTTTGATATTGGCGACGGCCACAACTTTGGTTTTGTATGGCGGATCTTGCCAGACTTGACCTTTGAGAACTCTACAAACTCCCCATCTGGCACTACGCCAACAGTGACCATGGAATTGTTTGGTTTGGCTAACTCAGGCTCTGGCGTAACAAGTGATGCAGGCCAGCCTGTGGCTTCAAGCAGTACGTACAACATTACGGAAGAGTTCACGGGTCAGATTTACACACGCTTGCGTGGTCGCCAGATGATCTTTAAGATCAGTTCTAACCAAATCAACACTGCTTGGCAGTTGGGCGCTCCTCGTATTGATATTCGTGCGGATGGAAGACGCTGATGGCTGAACTAAATGTAACCCCACCAAACTTACCGTTGGCCCCCAACGAGTACGAGCGCAGGTATCAAGATCAGCTAAACAATATCTTGCGTCTGTTTTTTAACCAGCTGTCTAACCCCGGCGATATGGGCGGAACTACGTTAAATTTAGATTTAGCTACGCTGCCTACTGATGCGGATTTACCCAACTTACGTTTAGGCGATGTTTACAGAGACACACAAGATGGTGTACAAGCAACAAGCCAAATGCTTCGCATAAAGACGTCAACATGATAAACTTGATTAACCCCCATTTTGAGAGGCAAACATGAGCCTTCACGTATTAGCCAACCACATGGCCACCAAAGGGCGTGGCTCTGACTCCATGCTTGTTCACATGACTCCCGAAGAAGTGGCGAGTCTGCAGGCATTGGCCATGAAAAATGGCGGTTCACTAACCATCAACCCCGACACAGGTTTGCCTGAAGCTGGCTTCTTGAAGAAGCTTTTGCCCATGATTGCAGGCTTTGCATTAGGCCCCGCTGGTTTTGGTTTGATGAGTGCCGCAGGCGCTGGACTAGCAGTCGGCGGCGTCACGGCTTTGGCTACTGGAAGTTTGTCTAAAGGCTTGATGGCAGGTCTTGGTGCTTATGGTGGTGCAGGTCTAGGCCAAGCATTTATGGGGGCTGGAGCAAATGCTGTGGGGGCACAAAGTGCTAATTTAGCAACCTCTTTGACAGATGCTCAAGCACAGGCTTTAGGTTTTCAAAATGCCGCCACTGCCCCCGCCGCCAACGCTGCGGCTACATCAAACCTAGACAAAATTGGAGCTGGATTTAAAGCCGTTACGGACACCCCTTCTGCGTTTGGACAATTTGCCAAAGACAATTGGAAGGCAGGCCTTGCCGCCGCGTCTCCGTTTATTGCTGACGCCATGGTCCCCACAACGACCAAAATGCCTACATCCCAGTATAAGGGATACATTCGACCATACCAATACGACGCTAATACCCGCACAGTCAAAGCAATGGACCCCGTGTTGGCCAGTGAGTGGGGCGCTCGTCAGTTCCCTGACTTTATCCGTAAAGGGGAGACCGCACCCCCCGCACCATCCGCACCCCCAGCAGGTCTAGGACAGCAGCTCCCACCCGGCATGGCCAGCGGCGGTATTGTGGCGCTCGCCGGCGGCGGCATTTTACGCAGTCTTTTAAAACAAGTAGAACAAAGAGCAGACCCCGCTTTATACGCGCAGGCACAACAAGCGCAGTCACAAGCACAAGCCCAAGCACAGGCCCCAGCTCAAAATACAAACGATCCGTATGCCAGATTTAACACCCTGTCTGGCCAGTCTAAGGATGCGTACGACTATTTGATGGGTAATACAGCTAGTTCAGCAGTTGCTCCTGTGGCAACAGTTCAACCCCCTGCCCCAACACCTACACCTACACCTACTACGGGTACTACTACTTCCACTACTCCAACTACTGGCGTTACAGAACCAACTTCTGCGCCAACTACGCCACCCCCTCGAGTCTATACTCCCCCTACGTACATTGATCCAGATCCTATTGAGCCACCGCCATTTGAGCCTGACCCAACAGATCCTGACCCTATTCGTTACCCAGAGCCAGAGCCTGATCCTGAGCCTATGCCGCCTGATCCATACCCCTACCCTGAGCCAGAGCCAGAGCCTGAGCCTGTACTGCCTTGGGAGCCGCCACCTTACGAGCCTGAGCCAGTTGAGCCGCCACCATTTGAGCCTGACCCAGACGTGCCTGACCCTATTCGTTACCCAGAGCCAGAGCCAGAGCCGCCACCATTTGAGCCTGACCCAGACGTGCCTGACCCTATTCGTTACCCTGAGCCGTCGGACCCTTACAACCCTGACCCGGTGTATAACCCGCCCTATATTCCTGACCCAGAGCCAGTTGATCCAAACTTCTTCGAGCCCGGTTATGGGAACACGGGTGTGCCAGAGCCTGTACCATATCAAGGCGATCCATACGATCAGCCCTATACACCTCCTCAAGGCGATCCATACGATCAGCCCTATGACAACACAGAATATGAAGTTCAGCCTTGGGAAAACGTTGACAACTCGGGATACTACGACGGCTCTATGGCGGGTGACAACTCGCTAAACAGCGGTAACAACACGTACACTGGCGAAACAGACAGTGTGCAACAACAAGGCCTGCCAGACGCGTTTGGCTCATACCCCGGCGAACCAACATACATTGGCAATGACGATGGTGGTGCCGGTACCATTGGTGGTGGTAGCGACAGATTTATAGAAGCTGAGAGTGACGATAATATTGACGAAGACCGCTACGATTACGCCGGTAATGCCAACGGTGGTTTGATGGGCTACGCCAACGGCGGCATGATGCCCCGCTACGCCCTTGGCGGTCTTGGTGCACTGGGCGGTTACTCTGATGGTGGCCGTTTGCTCAAAGGTCCCGGAGACGGCGTGTCTGACAGCATCCCTGCTACGATTGGCCGTAAGAAACACCCCGCACGTCTTGCTGATGGTGAGTTCGTAGTGCCCGCACGTATTGTGTCTGAGCTGGGTAACGGCTCTACAGAAGCTGGCGCACGTAAGTTGTACGCCATGATGGACCGCATTCAAAAAGCTCGGGGCAAGACTGTTGGTAAGGGCAAAGTAGCCGCCAACTCACGTTCTGAGAAACATCTTCCCGCATAAGGAGTCAGTAAATGGCCAGCCAAGTCTTACAACAAACAACGGAAAACCAAGTAGGTTTTGCGCCTCAACTTGCCCCTTACGCAGAAAGATTGCTGGGAAAAGCAGAAGCTTTTGCTGACCCCAACATCCCTTACGAGGCTTATACAAAAGAGCGTGTTGCGCAGTTCTCTCCACTTCAAAAGCAGTCCTTTGAAGGCGCTCAGCAAATGCAGCCTGCATACCAATTGGCTGGCGCTTCAGGTTTGGCAGGGTTGGCGGGTCAACAGGCACTCAACACACAGTATGGCCCTAGCAACTACCAAGCAGGTAGCGTGACTGGCGGTGATGCGCTGTCTCAGTACATGTCGCCCTATGTTCAGCAAGTCATTCAGCGCCAGCAAAACGATGCGGCTCGTCAAGCGGCTATTGCAGGACAGGCTCAGCAAGCTCAAGCGGCTCGTGCTGGTGCGTTTGGCGGTAGTGGTGACTATCTTATGCGGGGTCAGGCCGCTGGTAATTTGGCTCGTCAAAAGGGCGACATCTTTGCTACTGGCATGCAGAACGCTTACGGCCAAGCACTGAACCAATTCAATACAGAGCAACAGCAACGCCAGCAAGCGGCTCAGTTAAACGAGCAGTCACGCCAGTATGGCGCGGGTCTTGGCCTGCAAGGTTTGCAAACAGCTCTTACAGGCGCTAATACTTTGAACACAATTGGTCAGAACCAGTTCACTCAAGGTATGGATATTAACAAGTTGCAAAACCAGTACGGTGGCCAGCAACAGCAACAGATGAATACTATTCTTGGCAATCAGTACCAAGAGTGGCTCAATGCTCAGAACCAGCCTTACAAACAGATGGGCTTCATGTCTGACATTCTTCGCGGTGCACCTTTGTCTCAGATGGGTAGCACTATATACGCACCTCCTGCAAGTCCGATTTCGCAAATAGCAGGTGTTGGCCTTGCCGCTAAAGGCTTGGGCGTGTTCAAGAAGGGCGGCGCTGTTGAGGATGTCGCATATAGGGATAAACCCGCAGGCTTGGCTGATCTTGCAATCTATAACATGGGCTGAAGAACATGGCACTCCCAAACTCAGAAAACATTCTTTCGCGTTTAGAAAAACTGCCTGACGCGGCCTTGAAACAAATGGCCATGATGCACAAGGCCGACCCGTATGTGTTGCCACTAATCATCTCTGAAGATGGCCGCCGTAAACGCACGCGTCAAGCCGCACAATCCCAAATGGCTCAGATGCCCAAAGTAGCCGATGCGGCGGTAGATCAGATGGGTATTGCACAACTACCAGCGCCCAATATTGACGGTATGGCTGATGGCGGTATCGCTGGCTACGACGACAATGACTTTAACTTTGCTCAACGCAACGAGCCTGTGGTTCGCATGTCTAAGGGCGGCCCTACCAAGATGTCAGGCGCAGAGTTGTTTGAAAAAGCTTTGGACATGGAAGGCATCACCGATCCAAAAGAACGTGCGTTCTTGAAGGCGCTTCACGCCCAAGAATCCAGCGGTAAAACTACTGCAAAAACGTCTAACCGAGACGCCCATGGCGCTATGCAAATTCTTCCCGGCACGTTTAAGCAAGTGGCGGATAAAGACATGGACATCAACAAGCCGCTGGACAACATGCGTGCTGGTATTCGCTACGGTAAAAAAGGCTACGAAGCGGCTGGCGGTGACCCTGTGTTGGCTGGCGCTTACTACTACGGCGGTCCCGGCGGTATGCAAAAAGCGGCCAAAGGCGTGGCGGTAAGTGATCCGAAGAACCCCAACGCACCAGACACTGTTGAGTACGGTAAGAGCATTGCCCAGCGCATGACTGCTATGTTGCCTATTGGTTCTGCTCAAGCGGGTACACCGCAAAAACAGCAAGCCGCAGCCCCTGCCGACACTAGCGCGGCTTCTCAAATTCCCGGTCAAAGAACACCTGCGCCTGTTTCTAACTACGATCAAACCAACTCGTTCTTTGGTCGGATGGCTGACAAGTTGGGCATTCCTCTTGAAGCCCAGCGCCAAATTGGTACTACGTTAAACGCCCCTACACCATTGGCACCTGTTGTCGGCTCAGTTAAATCTGGGTCTTCTGGCATTGTTGCGTTGGGCGAAAAGCTTGGCGACAAAATTGGTCTTTTGCAAGGGCCTAAAGGACGCATGTCTGCGGCGGAACTTGCGGCTGCAAAAAATGAACAGAGTGGTATCAAGGCGCTTGAAGCGGCTCAGCAAGTTACCAAAGACGCACAGGCTGCTGGCGCTACATTGGAAGAGCAAGAGTATCTGCGCAAAATGATTGAAGCACGCCGTGCCGCAGAAGCCCCAAGTAAAGCCGCACAGATTGCACAGGCATCTCAAGCGCGGGAAGCTGTGGATGTTGCAACAGCACAACGCTTAGCTCAAACTGGTCAAAAAGCTCAGGCTGCTGGACGTGTAAGCGCCCTTTCCAATGAAGCTTTTCCCTCTGACGCAGCTTCTGCTAGCGCGGCTTCTGCGGCTTCTGGCCTTGGCTATAACCCCAACAAAATGGAGCCCGTTAGCCCTGACGAGTTTGGCGGTATGTCAGAACCTGTCAAAGACAAAGTTGTTGAAACTGCTAAAGCAGTTGTGCCAGAGAAGAAAGGTTTCAGTCTTTCAGACGAGGACTACTTGTCCCTTGGCTTGCGGTTGATGGCCAATAAGAATCCAAACTTCTTGGTTGCGGCTGGCGAGTCTGGACTTGGTGCATTGGCTGACAAGAAAGAACGCGAAAAATCAGCAACAGAAAAAGCCTACAGAGAAGCTCAAACTAGGTATCAGTCTGCGTACGCAGACGCACTTGAGCGCGGTGCCAAAGAAAAGAACATATCTTTTGAAGCTGAAAAAGAAGTCAACGACTACATGGCCAACTGGGACAAGAACAACAAGATATTGGCCATGCAAGACCCAACGGCCCGCATGCGCGAAGAACAAAGAATTCGTGAACAAATCTATGCAAGTGCTGGAGTTAAACCTATAATGGCTAAACAGGCCGCACCTGCGGGTGGCGGAGGCTTTAAGTTTTTAGGGGTTAGTTGATACCCCGTAACAATTAGGATGCGCTGCAATGCCCATATACAAAGTAGAAGGACCCGATGGTCGTATTTATAGTGTAGAGGGCCCTCCCGGCGCATCTCCTGATGAAGTTGTTGCATTTGTTCAAGCAAACTATAAACAGCTCAAACCAAAAGAAGGCCTTGGGGCCGCGGCAAGCAAAGGCCTTGAGTCTTTAATTTCTTCTGGCCGTACCGCGTTGGGTGCGCTTACTGGCTCCGCCGAAGAAGCCGCGCAGGCAGGACTTGAGCGCGGTGAAAAGATTTCCCAAAAATACGCTGACCAAGTCAGCCTTGACAAGGTTAAGAAAGCGTATGAAGAACGTGGCCTGTTGCCAGCCGCTGGCGAAGCCATTAGTCAAATCCCTGCGGCACTTGCGGAACAAGCGCCTAACCTTGCGGCCACATTCGGTACTGCTCGTGCTGGCGCGGCACTTGGTTCGTTAGCTGGTCCTGTTGGTACGGTTGTTGGCGGTCTTGCAGGCGCGGCAGTTCCTTCTTTATTCCAGCAGTTTGGCGGTAACGTTGAGCGTCAAGCCGCAGAGCAAAAAGCCCGTGGCGAAGCACTAAAAATTGACACCGGAGCTGCCGGAGCCGCAGCCCTTCCTCAAGCTGCCTTGGACGTTGCAGGTACATTGATCCCCTTGGGCGGCCGCCTTGTTAGTAAGCTCACAGGCATTCCTGAAAAAGCTCTGCTTGGTAAATCTGCCGCAGAAGTTACAAAACTGGCAGATGAAAAACTGCTGGCCACTTTGGCTAAAGGTACGGCTACTGGCGCTTTGGCTGAAATCCCAACAGAGATTACCCAGCAGATGCTTGAGCGTGCGCAAGCAGGCTTGTCCCTGACTGATGCTGATGCGCTTAAAGAGTACGGAGAGACTGCTTACCAAGTTGGTCTGCTTGCCCCGATAGGTGCGGCTGGTCGTTTGTCTGAGCGTGCTGGTGCGCGTGGTGAAGTCATGGTGCGCAAGCAAGAAGAAGCTCGCGTACAACGTGAAGAAGAAGCCAAGAAAGCCCAAGAAGAAGCCGACAAGCTGGAAGCGCAGAAACAAACGCCTGAGTACGCCGCAGAGCTTGGCCAGAGATACGAGGCATTGTTGGCACAGTACCAACAAAAGCGCGGTGAGCTTAAGAAACCTAACAAAGATACTGGCACACCGGAAGAGTGGGCTATCTATAAAGAAAATCAAGCAGAAGTCAATAGTCTGCGTGAGCAGCTTAAAGAGCTGACACCTGAGTACCGCCGCACCAAGGGTATGCGTGAACAGCTTGCAGAACAAGCTATCAAAGACGCAGAGAAGGCCCGTATTGCCGGCATGTCTCCATACGACTACATGATGGAGCAGACCGATACAGTTGCTGAATCAAAAAAGAAAGGCACTGTAAAAACACAAGAAGAGCTGTCAGCAGACCTTGCCAACATTGGCTACTACGAACAGCAAATTTTAACGCCCAAAGAGAGGGCAGCAGCACTAGCGGCCGCAGCGCAAACGAAGCCGCCTTCTGCGCAAGAGATTACTAAATACGCTAACGATCGTATGCGTTTGGCAGAAAGCCAGACATCGGGTAACAAACAAGCACATGTGGACGACTACATTGCGTATCTTCTGCAGGACCCGTATAGAGCGCGTTTGATTGTTGACCAAAACCTGCCGTTGCCCGGACTAAAGACTAATGAGCAAGACACTCTGCGCAGACTGTTGGGCAAAGAACTAGACAAGCAAGCTAAGGCAGAATTTGCCGCCCGTACAGAAGATTTAAAAATACAGGGGGAAAAGCCGCCTGTTGCGCCTGCCGGAGCCCCCGGAGTTACAAGCTATCTGGAAGACTTGGATACGCTTGACTTACAGCGCCGCGAAGGTTTTACAGACAAAGAAGTCGCCGACATGGCGAACATCCCGCGCAACCAGCCGTTCCAAGACCAAGGCGAGTTGTTTGGCTCCCCCAGTTTGCGTAGCGGTGTTCAGCGCGGTACATTGCCCGCCGCGGATAAGTCCAGAGCTCGTATTGCCGCTGAGTTGCAGATCGCCCAAGCCTCTCGCAACAAGCCTGAGATTGCACGCCTCAAAGAAATCTTGGCTGACATGGATGCCAAGCGTGAGCGCCAACAACAAATGGAAGCGCTGGACCGTGCCTATGCTTCTGGTAATCAAGACGAAATCAAACGCCTGACCGCAGAGCTTGGCGTTGAAGGGCAACCCCGCCGTATTTCCAGAACAGGCCAGTTGGATCAAGTTGATCTTGATCGCATGCGAGCTGAAGGCGTGCCTGAAGATGAAATTAATCGGATGCTGGACGAGTCCAAGCAGTCTATGGAGACTACGCTTGGTGGCACACGGATGCCAGAAAAGGTTGCCCAGCGCCAAGCTGTGGCCGATGCCCGTGAAGAAGCGTATGCGGATGTGGTGCGTATTGTTAGCCGCTACAACAAAGGCCGTGCCAAACAGGAAGAACTAGATGCCGCCCGTCAAAAAGTGGTTGACAGTCTTGTTAAAGAGGTTGAGTTTGAGCGTGGGCAGAAGCTTACGGACCAAGAGCGTATTGCTGTTGAGCGCGAAGCCAACATTGAGTTGCGTGATCTGATTACACGCTTTGGCGATACCCGCGACATGTATAACAAGGGTACTAGCAAGGAGCCACAACTTACTCCCGCACAAGAACTGTCTGGAGAGTTTACTAACGAAGCTGGCTATCCTTTTGGTTACCCCTCTAGAGAATCACGCACACAAGGGCGCCGTACATTTGGCAACCCTTACGCCGCGGCCATGGCCATCCAAGAAGGTCTGGATCAAATTCGTGACCGCTATATTTCTCCAGAAGGCCCCGGCGTTACCCGCACTTATGCGCCTGAGACAACTTCACCAGAAGCCCTGCTCAAGCAGTTGGATGGCACGCTGGCCAACGACAAGACTTCTCCAGAAGTACGCAAACTAGCTGCCCGTATTGGGGATAACTGGCGTGAAGTACAGGCCAACGCCGCTGTTGGAGAAGAGACAGCACTGCCTCCTAGCCGCCGTGGAACTTTGCCTACGACTTTGGCCGACGACATTTCACAATGGTTGTATAGCGTCAGCATTGGCCAAGAAAGCAAAGAGTTCCGTGACCGAGTAGAAGAAAGGCTTGACGCTATTGAGCGTGCAAAGTTGTCTGAGACAGACGTACAGACCCGCGAAACTGCGTGGGGCACAGCCGCTAAGCCTGTTACAGCTATTCAAGAAGACTTGTTTAGCGACAAAGAGTACAGCGGTTACAAGTTTGCCAACTACGCTGAGTTCGATAAGTTCCTTGGTTCTGATGCCCTGCAACAGATGCGCTCGGCTATTGGCCTTGGCCGTCCTACCCTGACCCGATTGCTTGACCGCGTTCGTGTTTTCTCTAACAAAGCTGCCGCCCTGCGCAAACAGAGCGATGCAATGGTGGAAAAGTACGACAAGATTCGTGCTGACAAAGAAGCCCAGCTTGAGCAACTGAAGCAAATGAACGCTGGTGATTTGGCCCAGCAAAAGCGTGAGTTAGAAACCGCGCAGCAGATGCTTAAAGAAGCTCAGGAAAACCAGCGTCAGCTTGTGAATCGTTTGGACTCCGAGCTTTTTGGTTTGCAGGCACAGTACATTCAAGCCGCCACCGCGCTTGAGTTCTCAATCAAGACGTCCGAAGACATCAGCAAAGCCATTGCAGCCAACGTAAACAACTTCACAGGCAAAGAAGAAGCCGCCCTGCAAGAAGTGTTGGAAGCTAAAGAAAAACTTGCTACCGCAATCAAGCAGACTTACATGACCGTCCACAAGGGCGAAGGTGAAAGGCTGGCTCAGCAGGTCAAGGAAGTTAAAGAAGGCGTTACGTTTGACGAAGCCTTCCGCGGCATTAAAGAAACAAAGAAAGTTTTGGCCGCACAGCAAGCCGTTATTGACGCTACTACCAAGTGGCGCAGGTTGTATGCACTGAACCAGTCACAGTCACGCATCGTTAAGTTTTTGGATCAAGACCTTAACTTGCAGATGCAACTGCAAGCTGAAATTGCTAAGTTTGACGGCCTTAGTCAGAACATGCTTGACGCAGGGCTTGCGCTTACCTTGGCCAAGAACACACAAGACAGAAACGTTCAAAACAGAACGGCGCTTAAAAAAGCTCGACAGGAAATTAGTACTGCGCAGAATCTTGTTGAAGAGTCTGAGAAGCGTATTGCCGAGCAGCAAGCTGACATTGACAAATTGCGTTCCGAGTTGGGCGTTACCGACTACAAAATCAACCACCGCTTTAGTGAAGACTCTACTACCGGCATCACAATCCGCGCCGCAACCGACCTTGAAAAAGATTTGGTTAGAGCGCTGGGGCCTGTTGCTGATGCCGCAAGGAACATTGAAAAGATGGCGCAGAACGCCATCAACAAGTTCATGCTTGGCCGCAGAGAAGGTTTCCCTGTAACGCCAGAAACACAACTGGATAGAGAAAACCGTGACGCTGAAGTCAAGCGTATTGAGAACGAGCGTAACAACCGTTTGGCTTCTTTGGAAGGGGAGCGCATCTCCTTTGACAAACGCCGTAAGCTGGCAGAAAAACTTAACGCTACGCCCGAAGCGTATGCTGATCTGGATGCCACTATTGACCAAGCTAACACCGAGTTGGAGCAGTTGGTTAAAGATGAGCGTCTGATTAACGAGCATCTTGCCAAAGCCAAAGAAGATAAGAAGTGGGCAATTGCAAACAAGGTGGAGCTTGAGATTTACTCCCGCAACATTGCCGACTATGAAGCCATGCTGGGTGATGTGGTCAGCATGCGTGGGCAATTGGAGAAAGAAAAGAAAGACGCGGAAGACGCTAAAGAACGCCTTGGCGATGCTGAACAAACCATTAGCCGAATCTTCTCCAACGAAGTTGAGTACGACCTTGCTGGTAACCCTATCCAGTCTGTTGCCGCCGCCGTCATGGAGTCTGCACAGAAGCGCTTAGCCAAAGTTGAAGAGAACATCAAGAACCGCACAACGTCTAGCCAAGAATCTGGCATTAGCCCAGAACTGCGCACATCACGTATTAAAGAGCTGAACAAAGCCAAGCGCGAGAAGCAACAGTTGCTTGACAAACTGTCAGCACAAACAGGTATTACCCGTAAGAACATCCAGCTTGGAACCGAGACCGAGTCAGTTCTTCCCGGCACACGCCTTGACGCACGCAAGATTGGCCCTGTGGTTAAGAAAACTGTTACGGCAGGTAATGTGCGCACGGGTGACGTGACGACCACAGAAGAGCGCAAACTGTCTACCCAGAACAAAGTTACCCAGTCTGGTCAGACACGTCCGATAACAAGCAAGCAAGCCCAGAGACAAGCCAACAAAGACACCGAGTTGCAGCGCATCACGGACAGGCTTAACTACTTGGAAGACTTGGACAGACGCAATGATGCAGCTTTGGAAACGGCCACAGCCGCTGGGGACACTGCGCGTGTAAACAAACTTACTGGTAATCAGGCACGTATTGCCGCAGAAATTGAAGCCAAGCGTGACGAACTGGCTTCGCTGGGTAACATCACTAAGATTCAGCCATCTACCAAGAAACTGTTACAGCTTGCCGCAACATCTTCCCAAGGCCCCGCGCTAAAAGACGAAGTCGATACCGAGAAGAGCGCTGCTGCAATCATGCAGAACATCAGCACAAGTACCAACGATGAGATCAACAGAGCGATTGCTGAACGCTTAAAGATGCTTCTTGGTAATACTGAAGTGCGCTTGGTTGACGACTTGCGTGGTGACAACGGCGAAGCCGTGTACGGAACTGCCGCGTCTAATGGCTCGTTCATTGAACTGGACAAAACCTATGGTTTGAATGAGCAGACAGCTTTGCACGAAGGCGTTCACGCCGGTGTTGAGCGTGTGCTTAATTTGCCAGAAGACCAATTGACTCCTGAGCAGTTGGCCGCCAAGAAAGAACTTGTCGCTATATACAACGCACTCAAGGCAGACAAGAGCATGCCTTACCCCGAGCTGGTCACCAGCTTGAATGAGTTTGCGGCAGAGGCACTGACAAGTCCTAAGTTGCGCACTTACATGCAGTCCAAGCCTTGGACGCTTAAGTACATGTGGGATGCTTTCAAGAGCGTCATTTTGCGCTTGCTTGGCGTGAAGACTCCAACCAACATGAGCGAAGCGGCTATTGCCGCCGTTGACCGCTTGATGACTAAGGTGCCACGACCTACCGAAGCCGACATGACGCTGGACCAGCCAAGGCTGAACCGTGCGCGTGACTCTGAGTTTGATGACATTGTGGACATCTCTAACAAGATGGTTGCCCGTCAGAAGACTTGGAGCGAAAGCATCAAGGTTAACGCTACAGGTTTGGCGTTTGAGACTCAGCTGGTCGATCGCTTTGCTGGATTTGAGCGTCTGTCTAAAGTCATGGACAAGCTCAAGGGCATCCAGATGATGTACTACTTGCGCATGTATGACCAGCGCATGAACTTTGTGGCTCAGTCCGCGGCTAACGGCGCTCTACAGATTGTGGAGAAAGTTCGTGCTGACGGCCAAAAAGAGTACCTGATTGAGAGCCGACCCGGCGCAAGCCTGCGTGGTGTGTCCGAGATTCTCAAAGGAGCCTCTGATGTTATGGGCGGTGCCGATAATGCGAGCCGTGCGTTTACTTCTTACATGGCGGCTTTGCGTGCAAAGCGTGTTGGCTTAGATAAGCTGAACTTCAGCGGCACAATTACCCAAGCAGAACTTGACCGAGTACTGGCCACAGTTGAAGGCAACAAGACAATTAAGGATGTGTTTGAGCGTGCTCGCCAAGAGTACAACGAGTACAACCGAGGTCTGGTAAATTTTGCCGTTTCTGCTGGCGCTATCCGTAAAGCCGACGCAGAGGCCTTGCTCAAGAGCAACGACTACATCCCGTTCTACCGCGAGCGCAATGGCGTTGTTGAGCTGATGATTGGTGGAGAAAACCCAATCCGTATTGGCAATATCAAAGAGCAGCCTTACTTGCAAGAGTTGGTGGGCGGTGACGCACCTATCATGGACTTCATGGTCAGCTCTGTGCAAAACACCAACATGATGGTGGATATGGCTTTGCGTAACTTGGCCACAAAGAACGCTGTGTTTGAGTTGAAGAACATGGACATGGCAAAGATTACGGACAAGGCTATCTCTGGCCCTGACGTTATCAAATTCAAGGTAGACGGAGAAGACCGCTTCGCCCAAGTCGACACCGATAGAGCAGGCGTGCCAGCTGACATTTTGGTCAAGGGCATGGAAGGTATCCCAACCCAGATGCCGTTTGCTTTGCGTGTACTGGCAGCTCCTGCCTCTTTCTTGCGCAAAGCCGTTACAGCAACGCCTGTGTACGCGGCTCGTCAGTTGTTCCGTGATTCGCTGGCTGCCCCGTTGCTGTCCGGAGCCGATTTCTTTCCCGTTACTGGAGCGCTCAGACAGATTGGTAGTGCAACCAAAGGCACGCTTGAAAGCCGAGGCATTACAGGCGGTCAGGTGTTCACGGGTGGTGCGGCAGATATTACCGACATCATGCGCCGCATCGCCTCTGGCAAGAGTGGCTGGTCTGACTTTGTGTCTAAGGCCGAAAGCATCTCTATGGAAGCTGACGCGTTGTCACGTCGTGCCCAGTACAACAGCTACATCAAGCAAGGCTTGTCTGAGATGGAAGCCACGTACATGGCGCTTGAGTCAATGAACTTTACCAAGCGCGGTGCTTCCCCTAGCATTCACATGGCCAACTCATTGATCCCGTTCTTTAACGCACAGATTCAAGGTCTGAACGTGCTGTACAAGTCCATGACTGGCAAGATGCCTTTCAATGAGCGGTTAAAGGTTCAAGAGAAGCTGTTGACTCGTGGCTTGATGATTGCTGCCGGCACCCTTGCGTATGCTGCCATGATGCAGGACGACGAAGCCTACCAGAACGCTACACCTGAGCAGAAGTACGGCAACTGGTTTGTGCGTATACCCGGCGTAGAAGAGGCTGTGCGCTTACCGATTCCGTTTGAGATTGGTTACATCTTCAAGGCGTTGCCAGAAGCGTTGTACAACACCATGGTAAATGAGCGCGGTGGCGAGCAAGCGGTGCAAGCTTTCCGTCAAATCTTGCTCAACACAATACCCGGCGGTTCTTCCTTCGGCATCCCACAGGCAATGCGCCCAGCCATCGAAGCTGGCCTTGGCAAGTCGTTCTACACAGGACGCGACATCATGTCTCCCCACGAGCAGAAGTTGTTGCCTGAAGCACAGTTCCGTGAGAATACCTCACAGATTGCCAAGAGCATAGGCGCGACGGCTGGCGTATCTCCGATTATCCTTGAGCAATTGGTGCAGGGCTATACCGGTTCGCTAGGCTTGGCGTTCTTGCAGGCTATCAGTATGCCGTTTGGTAAGTCCGACTCACCTGAGAAAGCGTTCAAGCGCCTGTCAGAGATGCCTGTAGTGGGCACTGTGTTCCAGCCAAACGATGCTGGCGGCATTATCAACATGGCCTACGACCGCATGAACGAGTTTTCCAAGGTCAAGTCTACTGTGGATGATTTGATTGAGCGCGGTGAAAAGGCCAAGGCCTTGGAACTCATCAACACCAAAGCCAATGAGTATGCGGCTGGAGAGATTGCGCACGACTTCACATCGACTATGGGAGAGTTGACCCAGTACGAGAGAGCCATCCGCGCATCCAACCTGACCCCTGAGCAAAAGCGTGAACGTCTTGATGAGATTCGCAAGATCAAAATCAGGTACGCTGACACTATGCGCGGGGCGGTCGATAGAACAGTACCCCAGTAAAGCCGTTGTGGATGCCCGTGATAGCACGGGCATCTAGTATGCGGCAAAGGACTGCTTTCTTTAAGCCAAGCTCACGCATGGCGGCATGGTCTAGGCAGGGGATAAAGAACCCCTGCCCCTTCTCAAGTTTCTCCCACGGGAAGTGGATTGATGATACTTTCATCTATTTCGTCCATCTTACGCCTGACGCGCATTGCAGGAACCCGCATCGCGGGGCCTTTGGTCTTGGCTGTCATGTTCTTCCTAAGATACTCGATCTGGAACGTATCCTCAAGCTGGCGCTTGAATGAAGCGTAACCGAAACTCATGGAAGCGCAATAGGACTTGAGCAGTGTCTCCTCAATGAAGTAGTCAATGTAGCCGGGCGTTATGCCGTGCTCCACACGCCCAAGAATCTTGTTGCGTGTGATAGTCTGGTCAATGATCTGGCCGCTACCGAGTTCAGCCATAAGACCGCCAGTGCTGGGTTTAATCACCACAAAGTTGCCGTAGCTGTCACGAGTGTAGGAGTTCAGCACATCTTCAGCAGTGCGCAGGCTGTGCTTCATGCTAGCGCGCATAGATGCCACGACCTTCTTGAAAGCGTTCAGTACGGGGCGCAGGGGGATATCCACAATGCCAGCGGCTTTGAAAGCATTGCGGGCATGGACTGCGGTTCCGATACCAGCCATCCAGAAGCGCTCATCGTTGGTGGCGTTGAACTCTGTGTACATGGCGGCTACTGCTTCGCGTACAGATGTTGGGAACTCATCCACATGCTCAACCATGTACTCGACCAACTTGTAGCCAGCCACGCCATAGTTGTACTGCAAGGACTTGATGATCTCAATCTCATGGGGCTCCCATGCCAGCGCTTCTTCAAACGTAAACTCAAGCAAGCGGCGCAGTTCACCTTCCGAAGAGTGGTCACGACCGCCAGTCAGGTAGTCCACAACGTGGGTGTTGGAAGACATCAGGCAGGTAGTCATCCATGTAGACAAGTTCAAGCGCTCTTTGTTGGAGCCAGACTCCATACGCTCCTTGCCACGGCCTTCGGTCATATCAAGCAGGAACTCAGGCAACCACTCAGGAGCGGCTCGGTTCTTGGCGGTGATCTCATCGGTAATGAGTGGGTGGCTGTTGAGCAAGCCCAAGCGCTGTTGCATGGCCACAGGAGATGTGCTCTTGCCTGTGCGGTAGTGGGTCGGGTGTCCCCATACAGATGCTGCAGCTTCCAAAGACAAGGTCTTACCTGTACCGGACTCAGTTGATGCACAGTGGTATGTCATGCCGTAGATGCCTGTAAAGCGCATGAATGGCGACCCAGCACCGGCAAGGATCACAGCAAGGTGTCCCCACATCTTCTTGGCAATCAGCATGTTAATGAAGTCACGCCATGCCTCAATGGTTCCCTTGGGTTCGGTGTTTACTGTGATGTTCTCAAGACCCGGCATCGGGACTTTGACTGGGGGTTTACCCTTACTGAAGATACGCCCTGCATAGACGTATGTGTTATCTGCCTGCCAGCCGTAGCTGTCAGGGACCTTTATAGCTGGTCTGCTTGTGCTAGCTTCTTCCACGCATGCCCTCACATATTCAAATAGGTTTTTATCGTTGCCGTGGCCAAAAGCGGCCACGATGTTTTGACTAGCCAGTGCTTTGACTGTCTCGTCTTTACTGACCACAGCCTTCTGAGCCATAGTCACGTTCACTGCACCTTCAGGCTTGAGCGCTATCATGTGCACTGTGTGATCCCCGTTGCTGTTGAGGATGTCAACAACGAACAGTTCGTAGGGCAACAACATGACCTGCTTCTTGGCCTTGTTGCCTTCTTCGTCTTCTACTGTGCGCTCCATGAACGTGCCACCATTTGCGCCATAGGCATAGCCGCGTGGTGGTGTTGGGCGCATGACCTTGATGGTTTCTTTTAAGGAACTCGAGCTTTCAGCAGACAGCGCTACCTCAATCTCTTTCTCCTCAACCTCGACTGCCAATTCACGGCCAAGTATCAGCGGGTTGGTGATCTTGCCCCAATGTGTGCATGACGGGCATACACCGGGGTTCTCGCTATCCATCTTGATGCAGGGGTACGGACCCTTGATGCTTTGCAGCTTCTGGTTCATACGCTCTGGCTCGTACGGGTGCATCTTGCTTAGCCACACAGCCGCACGGTTGCCGTCCTCACAGACTTTAGTCCATGACAGAAGACCACGCCAGATCGGCTCCATGCCTTCTTCCTGAGCATGCTCAACGTAGTGCGCAAGCTGGTTGCAACCCCGATCGTTTTGCGTGGCCAGCCAAATTGGTTTGAACTTGGTTACGCTGTTTTCAAAGAGTTTGACACTGGTCGGGGAAGTGGAGGCAGCCGAAGGACGGGAGCCGGGCAAGTCAAGCCTTGGGGCTTGCGCCTCATAGACCGAACCGACAAGCTTTTCCCTGATGATGGCCGCTATGTCGTCGAAGTTGAACACATCGCCTTCAGTCAGTATGCGCACGGGGCGCGGCGTTGCGTACTTCTTCTTAAAGTTGGTCGTCTCAGGCACACGCAAGACACGGGCGGCATCCGCCGTCACAGTCATGTCGATGGCCAGTTCTTCCTGTTTGCACAGGCGTTTAAAGTTCTCGGCCACAGGCTTCCATGAGTCGATAGGCAAAGCCTCCTGCAGTGGCCAGTAGCAGTGCAAGCCGCCACCAGACGCCACCACGTAGGGCGTACCCAACGCATCTAGGCCAGTCTTCTCCAAGAACGCATTGAGCGCAAGTGCGGCATCTTTCTTTGTGGCATACCCATCCATGTCAATGAACAGGGATTTAACGTACCGAGCGTTGGCGGCAGTGCGGTTGTTGTCTTCGCTAAAGGTGGCCAAGGCAAAGTAAACGTCACACTTGTTGTCGTGCCAGCGCTTGATGTGCGCTGTTGTTTGATCGAGCGAGTCCACAAAGACGTGCTCTTTTGTCCTAGTAAGCTCTGCTACGCAATAGTTGCCAAATACTGGCGGCGGCAGAACAACCGCTAAAAACTCAAGCGGGGTCATTGAAGTCCTTGGTTGGGTTACTGGAACAGGTCGAGCTGTTTAGCGTCTTTAACTAGGGCTTCATCAGGCGGAGCCAGCACCGTCAAGCGACGCAGGACTTCTTGTTGCCAGTCTTTGGGCATGCCTGCGGGCAGTTCTATGAGTTCAGCGCAAAACCGAATCAGTTCTTGCGTGGTGAGGGATCTAGGTTGTATTCCGTACATATTTTTCTCCATGCCTCGTCTGCTGTGCGAGAGGTCTGCATTATTTTGGTTAAGAATTCGACGCGGTTACGATAGGCCACAAACACTTCCGTGCCTGTAAACCAGTTGTATACAGTCTGTCGAGAGACGCCAAGCGCATAGGCAATCTTCGTGACGGGAAAGTCAAGATGAATCGCCCAACGCCCAAGCTGGTTGCCCAGAGACTTGGGGGTCTTCGCTACGTCGTCAATGATTTTTTGTGAGTAGGCCATAGTGGTTTTGTTAAGGCGCTAGGACACGCAGAACGGGAAACGCAGTCGTGTGCATGTGAGTCATTTTTTAACGAGGATGGAGCCCCCCGGCACACGCAATGCGACCGCCGACTGCGGCCTAGCGAAACCTTTAATTACTCGTCATCCCAATCAGCAACGATGTCGGCCAGCTTACCCTTCTTGGCAGGTACTGACTCAACCTTGGCTGGCGCTTTACGAACTTCGGGCTCCTCTTCGGCTTCCACCTCAACAGGCTTGGCTTTCTTAGGCTTGGCGGCTTTGACTTCGGCCACGGCTTCTGCCTCGTCTTCGTCCATCATCTCGCCCATAGGCTTGGTGGTAGGACGCTTGCCTTCAATGGCCAGCGGTGCAGGGGCGGCAACGCCATCAGCAGAGGCAGGGGTAACAGCCACGGCCTTCTCAGCGTCCTTGGACTTGGCCTGATCTTGCGCGGTCTCGTACTCATCTTCAGTCAACCAACGCACAGGGGCGAAGAACAACTTGGGAGACTCCGCCTTGGTGTCGAACTTCATACGTGTCACGATGGAGTCCAAGTTCACTGGAGGAGTCTGAGCCGCCATGTAACGGGCGTATGCCTGCAGTGGGCGCTTCTCGCCGTCTTCCTTGCCGAAGATAGAAGTCGCAGGCAAAGTCACTTGCAACACATCACCCTCGGGGTTGTTGGCCAACACCACAGCCAAGCGCTGTTGGTAGCGGCATGCACGGCTCTGACCTGTACCTGACCCAGCGATGTTCTGTGGGCATGTGGCACAGCTTGAGGACTGCTTGTTGCGAACGCCTGCATCTGGCTTCTCACCGTCACCAGAGGTGCAGTCAGGGGCGGCTGCAGCCGCATCCTTGTCGTAGCCACCAGCGTAGAAAATACGGCTGACCTTGGGGGCGGCTTTCACGATGATGACGTCCAAGAAGCGCTCGTCAATCGCGGCAATCTCCTTGCCGCTTGAGAGCAGGCGGAACACACCGCCCTTGATGGAGACGCGCTTCATGCCACCACCGGCGTTCACGTTACCGGCCAGAGCCAAAGTGGTTGCGGATAACTCTGCATTCTTAGCGAATGAGGGCACGTTTGAGGGGCTGAACATAGTAATGTTACTCATTTTGTTTTCCAATTAAGTAGGTTTGCGTACAGAGATGTCATACTCAGATGCTGAGTTGAGTCCGGGCGGTACGACCCCGGGGTTTTCTTCCAAGAACTGAGCCATGTTAGATTGCGCAATGCGCTTCTCCAGAAGTTCAACGGCCTCGTGTGCCAATACGAACTTCTTGAACTCATCCCAGTCTTGTGTGGTGTAGCGAGTCTTCACGGACATGACTGCCGTGCCCTCGGTAGTGCGTACAGATGTGACCCCCATGGCCTTCATCTGGTCTTTGATAGCGTTCTTGATCTCGTCTTGCTGTGCCTTGAGTGCTTCCGCTTGGGTGTCGTACTCTTGGGTCAACTCGGTCAAACGCGTGCGCAACTTGCGGTAGATTTTTACCAACTTGTCGAGCGGTACTGCTTCTTCTTCCATTTGCTTCTCCTGTTATTTTGTTGTCTAAGGTTGGACAGTTTACATGTAATTTCGATCGTTGCAACCCCCTTTCAAGATTTAATTTCAGTTTCAAACATGTCAGTCAAAAGTAAGTTATCGCTAACTTTCCCAGCCAACGCATTAAACATCTTCTTCTCAATCGGGCTACTCTGAATGTGAATCACAGTAACTTTGTCTGAGTCTTGTCCTTTGCGGTCAGCACGGGCACAGCACTGGATGTACTGCTCAACGCTCATGAGCGGGCCATAGAACACCACAGTATCAGCGGCAGTCAGCGTAATGCCGTGGGCAGAAGCGGCTGGTTGCATCACTAACACACGGGGGTTTGGCTCGGTCTGGAAGCGGTTGATAGTTATACCGCGCTTGCTTGGGGATATGTCTCCGTGAATGCACTCGTTGACAATACCCTTCTTGGTCAGGTAGTTGCTGATGGTGTCGATGGTGCTTCGGAACAGGGCGAAGACGATGACCTTGCGATCAGTCTCCTCCAAGATTTCCTCAAGCACCGACAGGCGGGGCGCTGAGTCGAACTCAACAACTTCCTTGTCGTCTGTGTAGGCCGCACCACAACTGATCTGCAGTAGCTTGGATACGCCTGCGGCGGCGTTGACAGCGGTGATCGTCTCACCTGCAGCTTGCACCAGCATGCGGTCTTTGAGCATTGTGTAGTACTTGGCTTGCTGTGGGGTCAGCGGCACTTCACGCGTCATTGTGATGACAGGCGGCAAGTCAAGGCACTGTGCTTTGGTAAAGCGTATCGCAGGTTGCAGGGCTTCGTGCACTTTCTCCTTGGCATCAAACTTAGGAGCCCACTTGAATGTGGTGATCTTGTTCATCACTTGATCGCGCCATGCTGTGTAGAACTTGGGCACACCTTCGGGGTTAACTAACTTGGCCAAGCCGTACGCATCCACAGGCGACTGCGATGCAGGCGTACCCGTCATCATCCACAGGTACGTGCTGGGCATAAGGATAGAGTTGAGCGACTTCCATCTGCGTGTGGTGGGTGTCTTGTACGCGTTGGCTTCGTCAACAATCACTAGGTCGAAGCGGCCATCGTTACGCACTTCATCCGCAATCAGGTTGAGCCCTTCGTAGTTGGTGATGACGATCTCGTAATCTCGCTGGATCATCTCGATGCGTCGACTAGCTTGCGGATGGTGCGCGATAACGGCAGAGCGGTGAATGACGCTGTTGTTGATGTCACCCATCCATGCGCTGTGCATGATCGACAGAGGACACAGAATCAAAACCCTACGCACCTTCTTCAAGCGCATCAAGTAGTCAGCCGCCCAGAGCGCAGACAGTGTCTTGCCAGTACCGGGCTCAGAGAACACAAAGGCTCTCCTGTACATCGTGAGGAACGATGCAGTCTCGATCTGGTGCGCCATGGGCTTGTATCGCCCCGGCCAGTCATAGCGCCGAACAATTGGCGATGGTACATTTTTAACACCTAGGTTACGCAACACCCGCGCTTCGTCAAGACCCCAGTAAACAGCGACATCGTAGCCACCGTCTGCACGGGGCATGGCCTTGCTCTTTGGGATGATTGAGTACTTGTGCGGGTTCCTTGTGCGTAAGATAAGTGCTTTGTCTTCTACGATTTCCATTGCTTCTCCAAGCTATTATTTTCCGTTGTCGCTTTGGTTAGCGCTCTTGTTACGGAGTCGGGTGTTACCTGTCGTTGACTTGCCGCCTGCACGCAAAGGTTTGATGTGGTCAATGTCCTTGCCTGCTCGGTCAATGCCCTTCTTGTCGTAGGCTCTGCGGGCTTTCTGACGCTCGACCTGATCGGCTGTCTCGCCCGTTTTCTTTTGCAGTTTGTATGCGTGTTTGTAGTCACGCTTGCCGTTCACTTGTGTCATGGTTAGTCCTCTAAAATTGCTTTACGGATTCTGCTCAGGCTAAGCACTACACGCGGCTCATGCTCAGCGCCTTTATGTCTCATTACATCTGCGATCAATCGCATCGCCAAAATAGTAGCGCACTCTGTGTGCAATCCAATTGACCCCCTGCTAGAACTTTCTTGGTGATGTGTACGAACCCACCCATCATGCTCCACAGAGCTATCGCAGGCGCGTAAAGGTTTACCGCAAACATGGCAGGTGTCTGCGTAAAACGGATGAACAACATGTGCTTGTGTGAGTGACATAAAAATCCTTAGTGCTTAGGGTTGAACTCGCATCCGGTGACCTGACACCATCCGCATAGTGGGGTTTGATTGGGGTTCCATACACCTGTCTCAAAGCATGCTTCAAGACGCGCAGTACGCTCACGATACTTCCACCAGAACTGCTCGGCTTGGTCTCGTGTCATCTGCATCTTGACCATATCATCTTTGACGATGAACAGCAACGCAGAGTTAACTTTGCGGATGTGCGGGAAGTGCGCGAACACCATGAGCGACATGAGCACAAGCTGATCCCTGTCGGGGTACTTGTTGTTGCCAGTCTTCCAGTCACCCACCCAAGCTGTAAGGTTCTCGTCATCTACGATCAGGATGTCGGCAATGCCTCGAACCCAAACATCGGGAGCCTTCCAGTTGGTAGGGCGTAGGTCAACAGTCAGCGCCATTTCGTACTCAGCCAAAGCCCTTCCGGGCTTCTTAAGCATGGCGTCCACTACAGACTGGAACTGCGCATACTCAGGCGGTATTGGCTTCTTGTCTCTGATGTAGAGTTCAATGGCTTCATGCACCTGATTGCCGTACTTTGTTGCCTCAGTCTCTTGGAAGGGGTACTTCTTCAAGACCTTGACTTCGTGGTATCTGCGTTGGCAGCCTTCAAAATCTTTGAGACTGCTGTGTGACCATGCTTGTTTTTTCATTCGAACTTCGCTGTGTTAATGGCTTCGGTGAGTCGGTTGGCAAACTTGGTGACAAACGCTTCGTTGGCATTGAGGCGGTGCTCGCCCATGTCCCTCAGAATTGTGTGTACAACCTCGTGCCAGAAGGTATCTGCGATCTCTTCTGGCTTGAACTGCCTGCCTGTGGTGTTACTCGTTCGACCTAGTTGGATGCGTTGGTCATGGTAAAAGACCCGCCCCATGTCACGCTTGTCAAGCATGGCTTCGACTACTTCGACTGAGTACCACCTTCGCCCAACTCTTATCTTGGTTGGTAACTTCATTGCTTCTCCTAGTTTTTTGCTAACCCATATCTACGGTGCGCGCCACCGTCAGCGTCCAATGGAATGCCCGGCATGTAAGGCGGCTCCATAGTCATCTGCGCCAAGACCCAAGTCTTAGCTTCAGCTACTTCAGCGTCAGGAACCACAACGATCTGCTCGTCATGTACTGTCCCCGCCACAAAGTATCTCTTTGCAGTACGTACCATCCCATCAGTCATCACGCATCTCGCTACGCCCTGCGTGACATTGTTGGTTATTTTTCCTGCATATATCTTAGTACGATCTGGCCCGTATGTCCACTCTGTCTGCTCTTTATTTGTTTTCTCGTCTGTAAAGCGCCTGATGTTGAGGTCAGGATACAACAGTTTCATGCCAGAGGGCAGCTCAATCTCCCCCTTGCGGTACGTCAGACACTTGTGCTTGTACGTCTTGCCTCTGTACAGACACTCACCGATAAGCTGTGTGTTCAAGTCCCAGAACTCCACCACAGGCGTAGCCGTAGCGCGGTACTTGTCGATGATGGCCTTGGCCGCAAGGCAGTGGATGACTAGCTCCTTGGTTGTGCAGGTGTGCGGTATGGATTGGAGCTTCTCGACATTGACTTCCCATTCCAAGAACTTCTGCGCTGCTTGTTGAGTAACGCCAAGCTTCTTTGCAAAGGCCAAGTCGTAGCGCTGTGGTGGTGCCCCAAGGAATCCAGTGAGAAGCTGTGAAGCAAAAGCCGCCCAGCCAAGACCGTATCCACAGCCAAGGAGCGCGCTTTTCGCTGACTGCCTAAGATCGGGGTGAGACTCCTTACTAAGTCCGGGTATGTTAAACATCTGCGAACCGAACGCGGCGTAAGGGTCACCCCCAGCGCGGAAGATGTCCAGCATGTCCGTGTAGTCTGAAAGCCACGCGAGTACTCGCGGCTCAATCTGCGATAGATCTCCAACGACGAGTTGGTGGCCAGCGGGAGCCATAATCGCTTTGCGTAGGAACGAGCCTCGCTTGAGGTTCTGCATGTTGATGGCCGAGCCTTTCGACGCTGTCCAGCGGCCTGTCTGTGCACCGTAGTACGAAAGCGGAACTGGAAGCGAGCCACGTTTGCTGATGTCCAAGAAGCGCTGTGCACGGGTGCGCTCAGTGGTAGATTTAACCTTAAGACGCGCTTCACAAAGTAGGGCAACGTCTTCACGTTCACCATTGAGTAGCGCTTGAAATAGGGCATCGTTTTTAGCGAGGGCAAGTGTCTCTTTCCCAGTCGTCTTACTTGTCTTGGTTGGCGGAACCACATTGAGTTTCTCAAGTAGTGCAGCAAACTGCGGGTTCGACGCCAGAGCAGTTTCGTCCACGCCGAGTTTCTGTAGTAGGGCTTCACGTTTTTCCTTTTCGTCTAGTATGGCGTCGGTCAGCATGTTGGGGTCAAGCTCAAGGCATGCACGGGTGTACATCTTGAGGGTCATGTCTATAAGCCGTAGTTCTTTCGCAGGGTATCCATTGACCAAGCGTGCAAAGATTCGCTCGCATAGATGTACGTCGTGTTTGCAATAGTCTGCAAGCTCAGATTCCATGACCTCGTCCAACTCGGCCACACCATTGGTACTGTATACGGCTGTCCCTTTGGCGGGAAGACCAAAATCGATTGCAAGTTTGGCGAGACTGTTGCCAACCTCAACGCCTCTGAGAGCTCGCGCCATTGATAGCGTGTCGAAGATGAAGCATGGGCGTACGCCGTATCGCCACTCCATAATTGATACATCGAACTGTGCGTTGTGCGCAAGCACTGCGGTTCGTCCCCAGTCGATTCCAGAAAAGTATTCACGTAGTCCATCTCCTCTAACCCACGTAGTTGGGCTGTCAGATCCGAACTCATGAACGCAGCATCCAAACGCGTGAAATAAGTCATGGCGTATGTACTCCTCAGTTGTCATTTTGGTTAGTGTGTAACCTATCTTGGTGTCCCAGTAGGTTTCGAAGTCGATCGTGATGATCGTGTCATAGGGGGCGGTCATTCTTCTCCTTTAGTGCTTTCTGAATCGCCTCGGCGTAGTCCATGTTGTTAGCCCACCCTGCGCGGTATATCTCACCGATCTCTTTGTTGGTCAGGTCGACCCAAGGGCGCTTTGACATTGCATCAACAGCTTTGTACACACTGCTCTGTGTTAAATGCATCATGCCGTCAATAAACCCGCGCTCGTAGTCTGGGCCTTGGTCAAGTCTTGGTTTATCCATGGTTCTTCTCCTTTAGTTTGGCTTCAATGGCTTGGCAGAGTGCAAAGTGTTCAGTGTTTTGCGTAGTTAACTCCGCATCCATAATGTCTACGATCTCTACATCCGTCAGCCCCACCCACTCACGCTTGGGTGCGTACACATACGGCTGTCCCAAGTCACGCAGTATCTGCTTGCCAAGGTTGCTGTGTTTCTCGACGTCGTTAAAGGCTTCGTCTTCTTCGGGTGTCCAATCGGTCATGCTTGTCCCCTTGCTCGGATGGCTTCGGCACAGGCTTCAGCCAAGTTATACGGCGTTCCATCATTTGTCTGCTCACAAACCTTTGCGCACGCCTCACGCTCGGTCTGCTTGCCTACTTCGTACCCCTCTTGCCATGTCATAAAACTGCTTGGGTCAGTATTTGCAAGCGTGTGTTTCGCAACAAGGGCGGCAAAGCGTTCAAGCCAAAGCAAGTCTTTCTCTTGCGCTAGTTCAATGAACGAACCCGCCTGTCGCCCCATTTGTAAAATGTCTTGTCTGTTCAATTAAAGTTCTCCTTGGGTGGTGCGTCTAGCAAGTTTAGAAAGCCGAAAAAATCGTTTGCCGCCAACATGAGTTGCGACGCCTCCATCTCGTTACAGTTTAGGGTAACGACTCCTGCTATTTGGTCTTCAGCGCGGCCAACGATGACCGCGCCTTGTGCTTTGCCCTCGCCATAGCACATCACCAGTTTGTGGATCAGTAGCTTGAAGTGGGCTTGCTCTTCGTCTGACATGGCTTGCACCCTGCGGTGTAGCTCCGCTTCAGACATTGAGCCGTCAAAGTCCTTGTATTTCATATCGTTTGAGCTCCAGTAGTGCTTTCAGCTCATCAAGGTTGTGCTCACGGGCAATGAACACAATACCCCATGCATTTCGGATGGCGTCGAGTTCTCTGTCTTGAAGAGCTGTGGTTGTGCCCTTGCCTGCCTTGCACTCGATGGCAATGAATTGTCCGTCCATGCAGCCAATGATGTCAGGTATACCCGCTCGGCCAAAGCCATTAGCGGGGGGCATGAAGTGGTAGATTTTGAGTTCATCAAGTAGTTTCCGTACGTTCGCTTTTACTTTTGATTCAGGTGTCGAAGCCATCGTAACCCCCATTCGCTTCAACGTACCTTGTCAGGTTAACCTCTGGATGCCCAAAAGTTTTGCCGTC